GTGCCAACATGGAGGCACCAGCGGGCGCAAATGACACACGGGCGTAATACTCCATCCGTGCCAACATGGAGGCACCAGGACGGGGGCAAATGACACACGGGCGTAATACTCCATCCGTGCCAACATGGAGGCACCAGCGGGCGCAAATGACACACGGGCGTAATACTCCATCCGTGCCAACATGGAGGCACCAGGACGGGCGCAAAAAATAAAAAACGGGCTGCAAACAAATTGCAGCCCGTGAACGGTTAAAACATTCTGTATAATTCATTATACATATTATAAGCCGGATCTTTTGTAAGATATTCGGTAAATTCGGCCGCGCGTTTTTTTGTCATAACTTTGTAGTTATGCAAAGTTAAAAACACCTTTTTTGCAACCGCTTTTATTTCTTCGATAGCGTTATAAATAACGCTTTTTATAGCTCTCTGGTACTGGTAACATTCCCACGTTCTATTGTAATAGCGTACCTTTGCCCGGCCTACTCTGAAAGTATCATTTTTATATAATGTTACTTCGTGTCCCCAACTGTTACAAGCTCTCCAAGACTCGCAAACAAACGTAAATTTTACCCCGTTTATTTCTTTGTTATAAATCATAATGTAAGTATTTTATTATTGTTAGATGTAAGGACCGGCGCCGCCGGTCCCGGTTATTACTTACAATCTTATTTCTTTTAAGTTTGCAAGATCGAAAATTGCTATTTGCTTATTAACGCGGCCTAACTCCTTAGCAGCCTCTAAATCGTTAACTATTACAATAGCATCAAAATAATACATATTATTTTCGCTATTGTACCAACCGCCAAAAGCGTTAATTTCCGGATGTGCGCTAACGTATTTAACGACGTTTGCCAAACCCTCGAAGCCGAACGAGTTTTGAGTATCTGCAACGGCTACAGCGTAGCCGCTTGTCACCGGCTGCAAGTTGGCAGCGTCCACGGTAAAGCCTTCTTTGTTAGCCATTGCGATCGCTGCAAGTGCGATCATAACTTTAATTTGTTGCTTATTCATTGTTTTAATGCGGAATTTTAAACTGTTGCCCCCAGCTTTATGTTATTGTTTTGTTTTACAGTTGCAAAGGTACTACATATAATTGTAATAACCAAATATTTCGATTAAAAAGTTATTGTATATATTTGTTTTTAACTTCCTTAAACAAATATATATGATTTGTTTACACTTATTTGCAAATAGATATAATTGCATACCTTATTATATATAAGGTTGCGGTTCTGGTGGTGTTCCTCCCTTAATGGCTGGTGGCTTCCTCCCTGGTGGCTGGTGGTGGCTGCCATCCTGACAGCCTCGCCCGCATATTCACAGCCGGACACGCTGGCGGGGGCACGCAAGGCTCCTCAGCGCGGCGGGCAGTCTTGCTTCTGAATCGAGGTTTCGGGGTGGAGTTTAGGGATGCGATTGCTCTAATTATCAATTATTTAGGTGCTCCTTTTGGGTGAGCTTTCGCAAAGTGGCGTGTTGGTTAAAGCGTTGATTATTAGCTATTTATAGGGGTAGATATTTAATTCTGACGAGGAAAACCAAACGTATTCTATCCAAGTTCTCGATAAACGATACACATAAAAGCGACACAAATAGACCAAAAACACATAATTCTATGCAAAATAAATATATACAATAATTAATTTTGCAAAATACTCGCATAATACAAATATATAAACTAACTTTGCAACCAAAATAATACAATTATATATATGAGAACGAAAATAGACATCCGTCGCGCCATTACAGAGCGTGGTTATACTATTACGTCTTTCTGCCAGAAGTTCGACCTAAAGACGCAGAACATCATTCAGAATTATATCAAGGGTAATCCTACGGTAAGGCGGTTGGAAGACCTTTGCGAGAAGCTGGAATGTGACATTACCGACCTGTTTTACCCAATAGACGGTTCAGCAAATCCTGAAAGCAACACTCTTTTGTTCAACGAAGAAAAAGAGGAGAAAGAAAACAATACACAAGAGGAAACGCAGTCCACCGTCAACACCACCGCTTTCTGCCCTCATTGTGGAGCAAAGGTCCGCGTAGGCGTGGTATTGCTGCCCGAAGAATAAAAAATCCCACGGCAAGCCCGTGTGTGCCTACCGTGGGAAATGACCGCATTAGCGAAATGACGGACTATCCGTCCACCTCGCCTGAATTGCCCGTTGAGCCGCTGCCGCCACCCGTGGTGGAGCCGCCTGTGGTTACGCCACCTGTGATGTCGTTGCCGGAGAGCACGACCTTGAGGTCGTCGGTGACGAGGGAGCGCATGAAGCTGTAGGGGTTGCCGATTTTGTGCTGCGCCTTGTACGCCTTCATCACGGAGAGGTAAGCCTCCGTGCCTTTGGCTGACTTGTCGGACGGGCGGTTCTGCTTCCACCATGCAGAGGCGAGTTGCGCCTTCTTCTTGAAGGTGGCGCGGATGGTCTGCTGCTCTTCAGTTTTAGGGTCGGAATAACCGTGACGGTCGGAACGGTAGGTCTTGCCCGTCTGTTGATTAACACTGTAAACCACGCCCTCTTTGGAGCACAACTTACCCGAAATGGACTGAATGTCCGTTGAAAAAGTAACCTTTGCCATACTGATATTGGTTTAAGGTGTGAATAAAAGAATTACTGGAAAACGTGGGCATGGGCGGACAACGAAAATCGTGAAACATTCGGTAAGAAAACAGCCGAAAACGGCCTAAAAACAGCCTTTAGCGTGCTCTATGCGTCCTTTACGCGTCCTTTACGGTTGCTCTATGATTCCGCATCCAGTCCGACACCTCGAACTTTTCACTAATAAAGGTACAAAAACGCGCGTGAAACATCGGACATGGTGGGGAGGAGAGAACAACAGAAGACACAAAAAAACACAAAAAGAACTAACGTATTAAAGTACATAAGTACGAAAGTAAAAACATATTATTAATTCATCAAACGGTTTTTTAGAGACTATGAAAAGAACAAAAATCAAGAACTGGCTCATCATCACCCTCTGCATCATAGGCATTGGCACGGGGATGACCGCCTGCGGAGGAAGTGATGGTGACGAAGAAGAAGCGTATGTACCCGTGGAGTCGCCTTTCGCCTCAATGGTAAAAAGCAAGGTTGTGAAAGACGCAAGCTGTGAGGTAAACAAGTATGGCTGGGAGTCGTACACAATGAGCAGCGACCCCATGGTCGGAAACACAAAGACCGACTACTACATCGTTTCCTTCATCATCAAGGACACACCCGTAAAACACCATGAAAGCGGTCGTTATAAGTTAGCTGACGTGTCGGCTAATATAGACGGATTCAATCAGTGGAAAGAATACGTGAAAAACACACTCCGTGTCGGGTATGACGAAGACGAGACTGGGACAATAGCCAAGGGAGCCTGGGTAGAACTACAATACCTCGGCGAGACCGACGGATACAGCCACCCGAAATACACAGTGAAATTCCATGCCGATGAACTGACAGAGGAAAACGGCGACTACGCCCGTAATGTCAACATCACTTACACCGGCTACATCTACAATGGAATGTTGAAATACTGAAAATTTGCGTATCTCGCAAAAAACACATAACTTTGCAAATACTTTTAGATTTCATAATCTAAAAATATTAAAATGTTTTGTTAGGCTTGTTGTCCGTGAGGATAGCGAGCCTTTTCCATTACTACCATACAAATCCCATTTTACCACTACGAATGCCACGAACACACCGACTGCGCTCGCTACCACGTCGTCAAGGACATAACGTCCCGCCAGTCATCATGTCCATACACTCCTCGCCAAAGCCAACATCCACGCCTAAAAACACTCGTGCCGTCCCTGTCTGTCACGACAAGAACGGCATCCGCTGGTTCTCTAACCACATAACTCAAGAAACATTTACATAATCGTTAAAATCATAACAATCTTTAACCTTCTAATCAATATGAACCAAAACCGCAGTCTCTCGTGCTGTCACAGCACTCGCGTTAACCACGTTGACAAGTAGCTCCTCTGAATTATTATTAGATATTTCAGAAAGAAGGAATGCTACCTGTCCAAGTCCCTTGTTACTTATACAACTTTAGCCTTTACACATTAATTCACTAAAAGAGAGTTCTTTATATCCACAAAGATACGGAAAATATTTCTATGCCACAAACTTTTTCCGAAATATTTTACTTAAATTCTTTCACTCTTTCCAAACAATCTTCCTACCACCATTCCACCTGTCAACCATCTATTATATCCCAGAAACAAAACCGTGACAGACCCTCACGGTTTGCCACGGCTTCGAGAAGCCAGCCGTCTCCCGACGGCTGACCCCTCATCTGTTTAATTAACCTTTTACTCAAAAATAAAACCAAAAACTAAATCAAATACGTTATCCTGAATAATCTCTTTTACCTTTGGCCACCATGCCTATCTTCTTTCCTCTTCTCTTCGTTCCTCTTCTTTCCTTTCCTCACTCCGTCCACAGCGTCAGCCACACGTCCACAAACCCTGCCACCTCGGCCCAGTAGAGCCTGTGGAAGTACGTCTTGCCCCTGCTCATGTACCACACGTTATCAAGAATCTTGTACGCCTCCGCCACGGCCACATACGCCGCGTACATGGACGCCACCAGCACCGTAGGCCACCAGTTCACGCTCGTCGCCCAGCCCACGCAGCCAATGGCCGCAACCATCGCGCCGCCCTTGTGTACCGGGTACGTGTCCCTGTCGCAGTAGTTAGGCGCGACGCCCACGAACATGAGCCCCACGCAGCCCAGGAACGCCAGCGGTTGCGCGCCGCCTGACTCCAGCATCACGGGCAGCATGACGAGCGCGCTGCACATCATCACCATGGAGAACACGAACCCAGCGTTCTTCCTCCAGCCCTCAAGCTGATAGAACGTGTCGCTCACCATTTCAGGGAGCCCGAACCTCCATGCCATAATGCCCAAATACGCGGCCAGCACCGCAAACGCTATAATCGAAATCATCATAATCTTGTTTTGCCTTAAAAATCTATATCAGTCTATAAAGTCTACAAAGGCCTATCGCCCTCAAAGAGCTTCTTCCATCATAACTAAAACATTCTCCACGTGCATCCCACGCCCACCCACACGTCTGGCTTTCTCGTGAACACCCCATACCCGAAGCCACCTGTCAGCCCCACGTTGAAGCGTTTACTCTTTCCTCTCCCCTCTACGCTCTTCGTTACAACCATTGTCTTCTGATATACCTCAATGCTGTCCAGCCTCGGCTCATATCCGCTAATCCACGCCATGTACGTGCTGTCCACGTATCGCTTCTGCGTCCGAGGTACAACGGCCCATACCGTGTCTTCCCGTGCATTTTTGCCCGTTTCCTGCGCCTCTGAGCCACCTTTGTTAACCGCATGTCCGTCCATGACCTCAGACAAGCGGCCCGGCTCAAAGACCTCTATCTCTGCTTTGGGAACGGTCGGTTCAGTGGGGAGTGCCACCGGCACCCGTATCACCCCCGTCACCACGCTGTCCGCCGCACTGGGCTCCGTAATTCGCACCGTGTCCCTCACCGTCACCGTGTCCACAGTCACCTTTCCCTTGCCGTCGCGCGAATGGTGGTTGCAGTGGTTAGCCAGCCCAGCCCCAAGGCAGAAGCCAACGAACACCGCCGCCACCATCACCCCGACAATATTGTTTTTCTCTTTCTTGTTCATGTCTATCTTGTCTATAAAAATTTATTTTCTTTACACCTCCGATATGCAGCTGTTCGCCTTCTTCAGCCACGCCAAGCGGTCGGCCATGCCGTTCGTGCCGCCATTTATCCGCTTGGTGAGAGCCGTATAAGCGTCTTTGTCCGCGTAGATGTTCAGGTTGTTCCGTCTCCAGAACCACAAGGCCGAGAGTATCGCGTATTTCGGCCGCTCCAGTAGCTCAGGGCACTCAAGGCACTGTATTCCCGTGTCCGCTTGCAGCAGCGTGTAGTTCTTCCTGCCAGTAATCTGCAAGTAGCCACGGCCCTTAAATTTCACCCCGTCACCGGCATACACGTTCCCAAGATCTTTCCTGCCCTCATACGCCTTGCCCGACGCTATCTCCTTAGTGTACGTCAGCCCCGCGCTCTCGTGCCCAATCTGCGCCAGGAAGTATCTCAGTCTCCTCACCGTATTGAATCCATATTCCGCCATCAATGGGTTCATGGTTCTCACTATCTCGAATATCTGCCTTTCCTTTCCTTTTCCGAAAAGGCTAACTAATTCACTTGCCAGCATCTTTTCTGCCTCCTGTTTTTTTATTGTTACCGTTGTTATTGACATTACCTATCCAGCCCGGATAGGTTTATCTCCAGCTGCTTCGGGTAGCCTTCCTTAATGTCATACTTCTCAACCTCTTCCACTGTCTTTAGCTCAGCCACCTCAGCCTTGTGCCTTGCCGTCGTGTTGAAGCATTCCAGCGCGTACAGCTCTATAGCCGACAGCAGCTTAATCACCGTGTCGCAGGGTATCGTCAGCTTCACGTCGCCCATCCACAGGTCGGTCGTCTCCTGCCCTGCCGCTTTCGTTATCTCCGTCGAGTTCATCAACCCGACCCTCGTCGCCTTGTCCAGCCAAAACACCGTGCCGTTCAGCTTGAAGCCATTAACCTTGTCAGAGATGTCGTATCGCTCTATCTCCTGCGTCTTGGTTTCCTTGGCCTGAGCCAGCAGTTCCTTCTCGCTTGGCACGTAAGGCTCATACCCAGCCTCGCGCAGCATCTCGTCAGTCGGGTTGCTCACCATCCTGCCATTAATCTCCATCGTCATGTCGGCGAAAACGCCGTCCTTTATCCATTTCCCTGTCATGTTTTTAAGTATTAATTATGATTGCCCATCTCGTCCTCAAAGATTCTTCACTCTTCACTCATCCCTCTTCACGCCCACTCGCTCAATGGGTGAATCCTGTCCGCCATTTTGCTCCAGTCACTCGCTGCCTGGTACGCCTCCACGCTTTTATCTGGCACATAGAACTGTGTCACCGCGGATGGATCGCCAGTGCCCGTTGGTGGTATAGGGTTCAGCACTTTCATCCTCTTGATGCCCGTGCAGTCATGGAAAGCGTACCAGTCTATCTCCGCAACCCCGACGGGAATCACGAAGTCAGGCCCAAGCTTCTTGTCGCCGTCAAAGCATTGCGCGCCTATGAACGTCAAGTTCTTCGGCAGTTCTATCTCCTCCAGGTTCGGGCAGTATCGGAAAGCGTATCGTAACAGGTTCCTCACACCCACGAACCACTTGAATTCTGGAAACCACCGCAGCTTCGAGTTAGAGGAGAAAGCCGCGTAAAAGTTATCATTACTCGCCATCGCTTGACGGCGAGTCGTTACCTTTATTCTCGCAAGGTATGTCGCCACCTCCTTATCTTTCCACCTAACAGGTGCATCAAGCACGTTCCCCATTATCTTCCTGCGCTCACATCTCATGCCGCCCTCCTTCCTTCAAGCGAAGCGAAGGCGGGCACTATCGCTATTTTATATTGCATACCGCCACTATATTCCCTTTCTGTTCTTATGTATGCCAGCCGTTGATATCCCGGCGGCAGAATTTCTCTGTAGAGTTTGCCTCTCATGTCTGTTCTCATGTCTATTGCCTTATCGTGTTTTTCATTTCGTCGGCAAGTCCCACGCTAATGCTACTCCAAAGAACTTGCCTCCTGTATATCTGATATTGAATTCAACGTGTGAGTTCGTTCCAATATTAGGCGTTGCATCCCACACAACGCCTTCAGGCCATGTCACGGCTGGAGCCACGTCGCCCGTGTCGAAACTGCCTTGGTATTCATTGGTCACGGTCTTGTCATCGGGCGCGCTGAGACTAAGTTCCAGCTCATTTCCTAAGGTGAAGCGATACACCTTATTAGCCCTCATAGCCACGACTACGTTCGTTGCCAATGTTTCCACCACGGGCAGCTTCACTATGTCCATGTATTTATTCAGTGAGACCATAGCGTCCTGCATGGTCTTCACGGCTGCGGACGTATCACTTTTCATCGTCGCTATCGCCGTCGCCGTGTCGCCCTCTCGCTTCTCTTCCGCAGTCTGCCTTGTCGTCTCGCTGGCTTGTCGTGCCTGTTCGTTGGTCTCGCGCTCCGTTTCCGTTCTCGTGCGAGTTACCTCGGAAGCTTCACGCTTCTTCTCTGCCTCCTGTCTTGCCGCTTCATTCTCCACTCTCTTCTCTTCCGCGGCTTCCACCTCGCTCGCCACATCCTTGGCAGGTTTCTGCAATGCCGCAATCTGCTCTTGCGTGAAGTCGGCGTAAGTGAACGCGTTGCCCTTCTCACCCTTCTCACCCTTGTCACCTTGTGGCCCTTGCTCGCCTCTCAGCTGCAAGAGGTCAAACCCCTTCTTCTCGCCGCTCTTGCGTGTTATTTCCAAGTCCGTGCCTCGCAGGTCTATGTCTATCCTCTCTGCCTCTTTCACGGCTTTCTCGGCGTTGGTCACGGCAGATTCTGCCTTATCCACCGCTCCCGTTATGCTTTCCACGCTCGCCTGCGCCTCCTTCACCAGCGCTTCCAGCTCCCTGTCAGGCGGCAGCACCACCACAGCCGTGTCCATCTCCACCGAGTTCTCGCCCTCGTCGGTCTCGCCCAGCTCCGTGTCGGCGTCAGCGTTCCTGTCAACGATAGCCACCTGCTCATACTCGTTGCTTCGCCAGTCGTTGCCGAAGATTTTGCCGCGCACCTCCAGCGCGTAAGTGCCCAGTGGTATCTGGTCTCCCTCGACCCTCGCCACAATCACGTTGTCCTCTTTCGCGTCTATTGTGTGAGCCAGCTCCAGCCGCCTGTACGCCGAGCACAACCTCACCACGATGTCGGTACAGCCCGGCAACGGGAACGCCACCTTCTCGCCCTCAACTATCTTCACTACGGGTATCCTCATGGTGAAGTCATTACCTCTCACTATCCTTTTCATGTCAAGTTTTTTAATTAAGTCTATCCAGTCTATAAAAGTCTGTCGTCTACCCACATTGATTCCTCACTTTTCCTTCTCCTTTCCCACCTTCTCGAACGCCTCCTCCACGGCCTCGCCCATGGCAGGGTCTTTCTGCCTTGCCAACGCCACGGCGAAACCCTTGCCAAAAGCCATCAGATACCCCTTGATGGTGCGCTTCTCTATCCTCACGTTGTGTATGTAGAGGAAGTGGCCACCTATGGAGCTGATCTCGCACAGGCAGGCTATCACGCCGCCGACCCACGCGCCGAAGATGTAGTTTATGCCCACGAGCGGCAGAAAGCCAGCGCCTATCGCTTCCGCCACCATCATCAGCATGAGGTAGTCAATAAACTTGTTCAGGCTACGCCGCCACGCCCGCGAGCGGTGGAACTTATACACCTCCGCCAGCACCTTGTCACCTTGCTTTAACGCCTTGTCGCGCCTTAGCCTGCTCTCCTTGCAGCCGAAGCGGAAGTCGAGCATACATAGCAAGCCTATCGCTATCCAAATCCACTTAGAGTCCGCCAGCATCTGCGTTATCTCCGAGGAGAACAACGTCATGCCGAAAGCTCTTACCCCTGTATGCACGCTGTTCCCCGTCAAGAAACTTGTCTGTAATACCGAGCTGCCCATCGTCATGCCTTACCTGTTATTGTCGTTATCGTTCTTTTCGTTCTCACGATTCTATATTCTTCACTCTTCGTCCTTCACTCTAAGGGAGGGGTCTACATCATCCACAACCCGCAACCAATCACGCCGCCAATGCACGTGAAAGCCCAGTCCAGCGCGTCGCTCTCGCCCTCATAGGTCTGGTCGGCGACCTCCTTCAAGATGCCCACCACCACTGTCACCATCAAGGCGAAGCCAGCGCACGTCCAGCGTCCCTCGCCAGCCACGCCCTGCATCAGCATGGCCGTGAAGAAGGCTATCACCAAGCCAGCCAATAAGTGCAAGTACCTGTCAGCCCCTGCCTTTGCCAGCCACTCACCAATACTCTTAAACACATTGTAAACCTTTTTCATAATTTCTTTGTCTTTAATCGTTATCGTTGTTATTGTCTATTCCGTTACGTATATCGTTGCCAAGCATCTGACTACCATAGTCAACGAGTCATATAAATCGTATACCAAACCCCATTATGGTAATAAAATAAAGACCATTGCCCCGCGGAATCGGAAGTAAAGCTTAGGCTATTATATGTGCCACTCTGGAACCCATGTCCGTTGCCGTTAAAATCAATTCTGTCCCTTGTCTGTATCACTATCACCAGTTGGCCGTCCTTAGGGTTAGATGGCATCGTGAAGTGGCCGCCCGAACAGAGGAACAGCGTCCTGTTGGGGGAGGAGCCGTTTGTCGTCGTCGAAGCGTCCAACGCCAACCCCTGCAAGTGACTGAGACCGCCCATCGCGCTAAGGCAGAAGTCGCCATCCGTCTCTATGCCCAATGCCGCAGCGTCCCTGCCGTTGCCTGTGCCGCCGTCCTTCACCTGTATCAGGTTGCAGTAGTTCACGTATTGGCCATCCACCAGCGACTTGGGGTACGTGTTGGCATCGCCGCCAGTCGCGTCGACTTTCCCGTTGCCAAGGCAGACCAGCGAATGCCTGCCGCCAGGGGTGCCCCTCACGCTTATGTTGGTGCTCATGAGCCCCAAGCCCCAATCGGACGACGACGTGGCACTGTACATTCCGCTATCCGTGAACGTTAAGAAACTTATCCGCCCGCTTGTCGATTCGATGGAACCCTTGAACGAGGCGTTGCCGCTCGCGTCCAGCTTGAAGTTGTCCATGTCCACCACCATCGAGCCATTGCCCAATATGCTCAACTTGTGCGTCGCCGACACGTTCACCATGTCCGCGTTCACCTTCATGGTCAGGTTGCCGTCAGCGTCTATCATCACCGTCGGCGTGCCGTCGTTCGTCCTCACGTAGGTATGGTCCGCCGTCAGCGTTATATTCTTGTTCTCTATGTCTATCCCCGTGGCGAACAGCGCGCGCTTGTCCACCATGTCGGTCCGCTTCTCAGTCCACTCCGTCATCGTCGCGCCCACCTCAAGTTTCGGCCGGGCAATCTCTATCGCGAACTCCGTCGCCTCCCAGTAGCTCGAAGCGCCGGGCTCATATCCCGACCCGGCCTTCTGGCACACGTAGTACGTGCCGCCATACACCACCACGTCTCCCACGTTGTAGCTCGTGGATGGGTCGTAGCTCTCCTTGTACGTGCCGGGTCTCAGCAAGCGGAACAGTATGTATTGTGGGACGTTCCCCATCGGCCTCCAATGCACCCAGTAGCGTTTCCATGCCGTCGTCGGCGTGATGTGGGTGTGCAAGTCCCCATCGGCTGGATTATACAAGAAATCTAACTTCTCATGACTGCTTTCCGTCATGACGTTTCCCGTGCTTGGAGAGTAGAAATAGCATTGCAGCCCGCCGTGCGCGTAGTCGCTCGCCGCCCTCGCGTAGAACGACAGCACGCAGTCCTCGCCGACTTTCAGCCCCATGTCCTTCGTGGAGTATTGCAGGAAGTCGCCAACTACCGTGGTAGGCAGGAGTGTCGCTTTCACGCTCGCGCTCTCGTTGTTGTAGCCGCCTTGCGTCACGGTCGTCTCGTCCAGCACCTCCACGTTTCCCGTCTTCGTCAGCGTGCCCGTGCCGTCCAGCAGGTTACCGCCCACGTAGTCATAGTCCTGCTCCGAGAGCGTCCAGCCATTATACTCCTCGCCCTCCTCAAGCATTGGCTTGCAGATATAGCCGTCAACGAAAAAGTCGCTCGCCGCCCTCGCGAAGATATTTATCTCTTCATACTCATACGGAGCATCAGATGGAACAGAAACCTTCACGGTAAACAATTCCCACTTATTGGCTTCTGATACAGAAAAAGTCGTGCTATAGCCTGTAGGACCATCATATCCAGCAGGGCGAGAAGTGTCTATCTTGGAACCTTGGTATAGAACTTCCGCAATGAAATAAATATCATTTGGTGTAGGCGTCTTGGCATAGAACGAGAGAACATAGTTCTTCCCCTTCTCCAACTTGATGTTGCCTTGTGGCGAAATACCATTCCAGCTAAAACCAGACAAGTGATAACTGTCCGTTCCTGTCCGTTTAGTGCGGCAATGGATGCAATTAACGCCATCAATGCCACTGTTTATCTCTATCTGTTCTAACGGATAGCCATCATAATACCGCGTCTCCGAACCGCTCATGTACTTAAATCCGTCCCCGTATTTACGGCACGCGCTTCCCACAAGCATATTTCTTCTGCCCACTGACTTCTCGCTCACCTTCAGGCTTATCTCTTTGGCCGTCTGCTTGATATGGCTCTCATAATATGAGAAGTCGGTGCTATTGCCGTTGTTGGTAAGGTAGTTATACGCGCTCTCAAACTTCCTGTTGTCGGCCTTCAGCCCGCCGTTGAACTTGGCCACGTTCACCGTGAACTTCACCATGGGGAAGTAGTTCCTGCCCTTGTCCTTGTCATACACTTGCACCTCCACCGTGCCGCTCGTCTTGCTCACGCCGTAGGTCTCGGCCTCGGCAATGTTCGAGATTGTCACGGTCGCCGTGCCGTTCGATGCCGAGATTGACGCGTCGCAGTCGGGGTGTCCGCCCTCCATGAGGGCATAATCGACGTTTGTCACCTTCTTGCCGTCACGGTAGCACGCTATCGTCGCCCTCTTGCTCGTCCCGCTTGGCACGATGCCGTCATCGTCCGTGTCGAAAACGAGGGTGTCGGGGTATACGCTTATCTCCAGCGCGCCCTTGCCGTCCGCGCCCTGCTTGCCGTTCGCGTAGTTGGCGGTAGCCACCACGCTACTGTTCACCAACAGCTCTATGCCTATCGTGCTCGCCGTGCCAAGCGTCTTGTCGGTCGAGGTGTTGTCAATGGGGAAGTGGGAAAACACTATCTTGTCATTGCCACTGTTGATCCAGTTGGTCGCGTCCACGTGATACACGCCGTCAACGTACACCATCACCAAGCCACCGAGTTTCGTCACGTTTGTGAAAGTCTCCACCGTCGCGCCCGTCGTCCTCGTGAACTGTATCTGTATGCCAGGGTCTGTCTTCCCGCTGCTTAACGGGTCAAGGTAAGGTGTCACCTGCACCCCATACGTCACCGCGTCCTTGCCCTTATAGCCTATGCAGACGGCCTCGCCCAGCACGTCGGTTCCGTTGGTGTAATACGTCCTCGTCACCTGCCACAGCCACGGGAAGTCGTCGCTGAAGTCGTCAGGCATCGTCGTGCTGCCATCTTCCCACACCCTGTCGGAGTTGAAGCCCGTGCCAAACTTGTCCGACTTCCACGCGAAAAACCTTGTCTCCACGCGGTCAATGCCATTGCCGGGGGTTCCAGGGTCTCCCTTGTCGCCTTTCTCACCCTTGCCGCCGCTAATCTCCTTCCTCCAATCTGTAGAGGTGTCGCTCGGTTCCGCGTTAGTCGTATCGCCTTTCTTCACTATGCACGTCCATATCGCGTTGCCGTGGCTCACTTGGTCGTAGTAGCGGTATTCCGTATCCTTTGCCCAGTTACCACGGAAGTTCACTAAGGTTATCGGGTCGCCGCTCGCGCTCATAAACTTGAAGCTCGAAGACACGAACACCACCTCCTTGGGCGACAGTATGAACACTGTGTTCGAGTATTGGTTCACGCCGTCCCAGTGCCTGTAGTCCACGATGCCAGTCAACGCCACTATCCTCGGTAACGTGCCATTCTCCGTGCCCGTTGTCTCCAGCATCATCACGTTCGTGCGGCTCTCGTCGTTGTATTGGTCACGCCCATCAGCGTCACCGCTCGCGAACATCCTGTGGCCGTCCAGCACTATCGTGTCCCCTGCCTTCGGAGCGTCGTTGCCCGCGCTCTCGCAGTCCGTCTTAGACAGCACCACCCAGCCAAACTTCTTGCCGTCGTACAAGTCCACCGTCACCTCGCGCGTCTTCGTCACCCCGTCATCATCCACGTAGGTTTCCGTCCGCGTCTCCGTTATCGTCTCGTTCTTCGTGGACACGTCAGCCACCAGTCGCCAGTAGAAAGTGTTGCTCACGCCCTCATGCGCCCCTGCCTCAATGTCAAACGTCTGACACTTCGCCTGGTCATACTTCCTCCATCCGTTCTGCGTCGCCGTGGTGCCGTCATCGTTCAGCGTGTAGCACTTCCATCCCTCGCAGTCAGCGTCGCCCTCAGCGCACGCCACCCACGTTTCGCTCGCGTCGCCATTCTCGGTCGTGCCCGTACCCGTCGCCCTCTTCACCGGCACCGCCCTCACAATCTTCGAGCTCGCGCCGCTCAGGTACACGTTGCCTCCCACGGCATAGAGCTTCCTTATCTCCAGCGAGTTGAACACCGCCCTGCCCCACACCATCAAGTCCGTGACCGACAGCGTGTATTTCCCCCGCGAGTTCTTCGTCACCCCGAAGCCCCTCTCCAGTGCCTCGTCAAACGCCAGCGAGCTTAACGCGTCAACCACCACGTTGCCGTCCTTGTCGAACTTATACCCGCTTTTCCCGAATGTCGCACCGCCCTTCAGCTGGGCGAGCATCTCGGAAATTAAGCCCTTGGCGAAGGTTATCAAGCCCTGCGCTGTATCATCGCTCACGCTTGACAAAGTATTATCGTCAAGAAATTTCGGTGTGACAATACGATTGGTGGAGCTTACCGAAGTAGAATTGTCTGCAATACCTTCAATTTCTCCTTGGTTCTCAAAAGCTATTTTACCACCACTAACGATGGTTAGCGTTTCTACAAAAAGATTACGAAACAAGGTTCCGACCTTCATCGTCAAATTCTTCAGAAACGTAACAATTCCATCCACTGAAGAATACTTGTACCATTCTGTTTCTGTACCAGTGGCGGATATTGCTTCGTCGGATGCAAGCAAACCAGAGGACACTCGCTGCTGCCAATCGCGGTTTTCTGTTCCGTTGTCGCCTGAAGATGTAATAATGCCTTGCAGGAATACATAATAATATTCTTCAGAGCCGATTTGTTGCCCTGCGACGTTCTTGCCGTAAACATCGAGTTCTTCAGACGGAAATACGATAAAAGCGTTCTTTGTGCCGTCATCCGAGCGAGGGACGGCGGCATAGACATATTTTGCAGTGTGAGTGTTGAACACTGTAGGCGAGGCTTGCAGCGTCCAACGCTTATAGTTGTGGCCCGCGTCGTAGGAAATGATGTCTTTTATATAGACAAGGATTTTGGCTCCACTCACACACGATGCTTGTATGTAGTCGGGCAGTCCCATCGCGTTCAGTTCAATGTAAAACGCATTGGGCGAAATCCAATAGTCTCTTTCTGTAGCTTGTGTCATGTCGTAAATTTCTGATAGCAAAGTTACGAAAAGATGATTTAAAGGTACGGACATGATAAAGCCACGCGCCATAAAGAGATACGAGGCTTTGACGAAAATGTATAAATGAAAACAGAAATATCGGTTATATAAGCGGACAGCCGTTGATGTCGAGCTGAGCGGTAAATGATATGGTCATGGCGTTCTGTTCGGTGCGGGTGAGGAAGGTGGTTTCTTCCTCTGGGGAGATGGTGCAAGGAATGAAACGGCTGTTGATGTCTATCCAGATGTGTTCGGACATGAGAAACTCATGCAGATACCATTCAAGCCATTCCTCTGTCAGCGGGTCGGTTTGGAATAGCCATGACTCCTTGTTGTTCTGCTTCTTGATGGACGCACGACTGAAAGAACTGAATGTTTCCTGCCGCGACAATACATATCTATTGGTAGTTACTGCGAGTTTCTTGCTGTACACGCGAGGCACACTGATACTCTCCAACACACCAAACGAGTTGATAAAGCGGAATACTTGGCGCGTATCAGCTTCCGTGGATGGCAGAGCATAGATGACCTGTTCGCCTATGGTCTGTAGGCCTTCAGACAATATGGTCACTACCTTCGACTCCGGCTGGGCGAGGTTGCCGCTGGCGAGCAAAGTCTGCGCCGTGGTGTAGGATGGGGTATAGGCTATTTGCTCGCCCACGAAAGCGAGATGCGGGGCGGATATGGGTTTGCGCGACAAGATGGTTGTTTCCTTTGAGCCATTGGACATAAGGCGGTCGAAGTCGGAATATCCACCAAATATGGTGCAATACACCGGCTGCTCGTCATTGTCGTTTGCCTTGGCAGGATAGATGATTTCGCCCATAGTCTTTACCACTCCGTCGAGCATATACTCATCATACGCTTTCAAGTAGAATTTCACCAAGGGATAAGTCGTGGGCTGTGCCGAGTATTCGTAGCTGTCGCGAAAGGTGCGCAAGGCAGATGATATGTCTATCTGCACGACATTGGATTCCGAGGTTTCTTCCTTTTCCACGGGTGCAGACATTTTTATCACCTCATAGTCGCCACCACTCATGCCACACGTTACCTCCATGATGACGCGATGAAAGGATGGGTAGGTCGTATTTTTGTTGCTGTCCGTGCCGGTAATGACATTCGGCTGCACCTGAAACGTGATAGGGTTACCGTTGAACACAGAGCCGGATGTAAGTGTTATTTTTCTTGCCATGATGTTTTTGTGTTGTGTTGGTCTATATACTATACACTTCAAGTTCCACCTCGCCCATTCCATCCTTTACGCTGATGTCGGTGTTTACCTTGTTGATAAGACACTTCTTGCCGTCTATCAGCCACCATTCTTTCCAATGGTTAGGTATGTCGGCTATCTGCGCTACGGAAGCCGTGCAGCGGATGCGGTACTTGTGACGATGCAGAAGAAAATAGGCATAGTCAATCATAAAGGTATCGAAATAACCTCGGTCCTTGATAAGCGGATCACTCACTACCAATGGAGCATCCGCCCATTCCGGCTGCACCCAAGCGCGAGGTTTGAGGGAGAAGCGTTCCTCGTTGCCTATGCCGGACGCAGTACCATTATAATCATACACGTTGCCGTATTGGTCAACAGAGTCGGTGGTAAGGGCATACTCGCCTACGGTGGTGCGCCACTTGCTATTGCCGAAGCCATCATAGTTGTAATCAAAAGCCTCGTGCGTAGAATCCGCGCCACCACCGCGCATAATGGCTATGGCATTGCCCCAGTCGTAATTCTGAAGTGGCGAATTGCCGTCGTCTGTATTAGAAGGATTGTACGACTCCACAAGCGAAAGTTCCTCCGTGACGTAGAAATCTGCTACTTGAGAAGAAAGCGGATTTTTGATATATTGCTTCACAAACTCATGTTCCATACTTTCATCCAAGAAAGCCGCCATGATGGTTTGCGCCTTACTGCCATTTACGGCACTTGCCATATACCCCTCAATGCCGCTACCATCGGTAGGCTGATTGTTTGAGTCAGTAAAGCAAGTCTGCCCCGTAGTGGCGGCAAGCGCATTATAATAGTTGACGTCCACCATGCCGACCGGAACAAAGTCTGACTTAAATTCCTGCACGAAATCCTCATTAAGCGTAGAGCAATCACCCATTTCAACACCCTTGTAAGCACCCACCTCAAACAAGCGGGGATCCATGTCGCCGGCAGAGGAAAAGTCCGAATCAATCTTCACGCGATATTTGTTACCCGTTGATTTATCCACAAACACATTCATCTGATTATTGTAGACCTGGTGGATAATGTCACGATACTCAAGGTTTGTCACGGTGCGATCTTGCGGATATTCTACATAGTCGTAATCGGTGTTATAGTCCTTCACGCCCTTAGTGATATTCTGCTTCTGCTCCTTGCTGTCGCTTTCTGCCGAATAGCCAACACGCACACCAGTAATCTTCTCGCTAATTGGCAATATGCTATGTATTTCGGCAAAGAACGTACGCGGTTGTGGGTTCTGCTTGCGGAACACATCACGAACAAGATAAGCCGTCACCTTCTTCTGTTCGTAATCGTAATAAAACTTAATGCCAAACTGATTTTCAAGCGACTCAATGATGGTGGAAACATTTTCGTCCGGAAAGTTCTGCTCATTGGCAAACATCTGAACAATGCTTGCGCTCATCTGCGCCATGGTGATTGTAGACTTTGTGGTAATGCTTGCAACCTTGTCCTTGCCGACCACAACGTGCTTCTTGCTGCCTTCTTTCACCTGCTCCACCTCAGTAGTCTTATAGGAAGAATTGGGGAAACGGGGGTCCAACTTCGTAACAAACTTGTAAATCACATCATAGTATTCGATTTCCTGCATGGTCTTATCCACAGGATTTTCGAGCGAGAGCTTGCCACCACAGCCACGGCTTTCCAGCCAATCGTTTACGTCCTCGAAAAGGTTGTCGTAGTCAGACTGCTTCTTGCTCTCTATCTGCTTTTGGAAATAACCAAGTTTGATGTCACCGGCCTTTTTCTTTCCAGCAATAACTTCTGGGTCTTTTTCATTATAAGTTGAACCAACATACAACGGCTTTGTGTCGTAGGCACATTTTGTGGTAAAGAAACAAAGACGGCGGAAGTCGCCAATATTGCGCAGTGCATCCTTGTTGAAAGACACGCCAAGACTCTCAAACAAACAATCCAGAAAGAAGAGCACATAGAAACAGATGCCTGACTGCGGGCGATCAGCGTCAAGCACCCATATCTTTCCCTGGTCTTCGTGCATAATATTCTCGTCTTTAGGCTTCACAATTTCGCTTGAAGTCTTGCCGTCATCATCCAAGTCATAATGAGCATAACATACACGGGCGTTACAGAATGGCTTTGTGGGATAGGCATCACTCACGTTGACGTATGACTGCGCCACTTCGGGTATGTTGCGTTTCTCGCCTCTCGCATAACTCCACACTTCCTTGACCTTTGCCTTATGCGACACGCTGTCTTTCTCTACGCAACGGGCAGGATAGGAGAAACCAAGAGCTTGGGGATGGAATGTTGATGATGTCTTGTAGCCTGTACCAACCGACCCCAATTTCTTGTCGCCTTTCTTGCCCTCATATTTCACGACCACATCTGTGCTGTAAGTGACCTCCACATTCACCTCGTCAATCTTCTCGCCAATCAGCAGTTGGTCTTTATAGCGGTCGGGTATCTTCACCTCATTGCATTTCAAATCGCCAATCAAGTCGTCAAACGACTGCTTGCTCGCGTCAATATTCATCGATAGCGAGTCCTCCACGGTTTCATCCTCCTGCATTACGGCAGTGCCACTGGCAAACGGCACACCATCGGCAATTATTTGCATCGGCGTGTGCTCAAAGCTCACGGGACGCAGGTCGGAATTGGTGTCGTCCATGTTCTTGAGAAAATGGCGGTTGCCATCAAGCGGAAGCGCGACGGGATAGGAGAACATCTCCGTGTCGTTGAAGAGAGGGTTGCTCAGTTCAACGCTGATGGAGAAGTCATCGTTAAGCGCCATCGGCTTTCCACCGGCAAGGATAACTAACTTACTGTTCATGTTGCTCGATAGGTTTTAGTTGTGATGTGCCACTAAGAACGATGCCTTTGTCGGCTACGGCATAGACAGCCGTGTCGCGATAGGCATTAACGTGGAGATAGGCTTGCGCCCTAACTGTTCCGCCGAAAGCGTCGCACTGCACGCTGCCGTTCAGATATGCCTCGCAGCAACATTGCAGTCGGCTGCGGTTGTATGCCCTCACGGTGCCAGCCATAATCTTGCCGTAAGCATGGTCATAGAGCATTACGTCGGCATTGTAGTGGTTGTTGTAAACCTGGGCATGGTTGAAAGCCAAGACTTTTGCCGTGCCGAGGATATAAGCCTGTGCGTCGCCATGTATCTTGACTGGCTCGTCGCAGTCGGTGATGATGACACGCACAAAGTTCTTGGCGTTGTCGGGGCACTCGTTGAGATAGATGCCAGCCTTATTCATACCCTCCTTCAGCCCAGGATAGAGCCGGGGCAATTCACCACGGATCACATCCACATACTTGCTCTCCACAACGTCCTCCCAGTTGTCGCGCCATGTGGCCATCATCTGACTCACGTTCTCCGAAGCCAACATCTGCTTATAACCTTTGGCGCAGGCGTGGCGGTCGTGGCAAGCTTTGTTGCACACGTCCTTGAATATCTGATATACGTTTTCTTCCATAAGTCAAAAAGTCGTTTAGTTGCTCTTTTCCATTTCGTTTTCCGTCTTGGCAAGTATCGCCTCGTAGCCCATTATCTCGTCATCGGTGATGATGTCGCTGTAGTCGGCACGGAGCTTGGCAATGCGTTCTTTCAAGCCTTTGATGCGTGCCTTAGTGCTGGGCTTGTCTTTGCGGCAAATGTACTTGATGAGTGCGTCGGCTTCTGCCTTGTGCTGGGCGGCTGCCTCGCGTGCGGCTTTCACTTCGGGACGATCGGCGGCTATTTTGTCGGCTATCGACTGGGCAAAGAGTGGGTCACGCTCCTGCGCTTTCTCGTAGAAAGGCTTAAACATCGTGCGCAGTTTCTGTGGGTCGATGTTGAAGGACTTTTCAGCATAGGCGATGTATTCGGGGTCGCCGGTGCGCTGACTGAGGCGCAGATACACCTCGCCCATCTCGCGGTCCACAGCCATGTAGATAGCGGGCAGAATGTCGCTCTCTATCTTCACGGCACGGGTGGCAAGTCCGGCTATCTCTTCCTCGGTGTAGAGCGTGCTGCCACTGCGCTCGTTGGCTTCCGCCATGGTCTTGGCTTGCTCTGCCTTGGAAGCCATCTCGTTGCGAAGGTCGCGCACGGTGTTCACCCGCTCCTGGAGCTGACGGCTAAGGAATGGCTTCACCTGCTGAAGATTCATCATCGTGGCGGCGATGCTGTCGCCATTGGGGTTGGCCACGATACCGTTGTAAGTGAGCGGCTGCACGAACAGGTCGGGTTTTATCTCCGGGAAGAGCGATGCCTTTGCTTCCTGCAATGCCTTCTGCTTCTTCATTTCGGCATATTCGGCTTGCTCCTCCTTGGTGGGTCGGCCCACACGACGCTTGGGCAATGACTTGCCCGACGTGGTGTCGAGCGTTTGCAGGTAGGTGAGTAACTGACGCACACGGCGATGGTAGTCCTTAAACCGTCGGCTGTCACGCACAAACGATTGCGCTTTGGGCACGTTCTCCAGCAAGGCAAGTCCTTGCTCAAATGCCTCACGCTGCTCGGCAGTGAGCATGCGGGTGGTGAGGGCAGGGGAGAGAGTTGCGATTATATGTTCCATATTAAGCTCTATTTTCGTTCTTTGTTTTAATACAACAACGGCGACACGAACATGCGTGAGCCAGGTTGATTATTCTTATATCCTTCGTTCTGCGAATTGTTGTCGGTGGATGGGGTAGGGATGTTGTCCTCGTTTGCGGTCGCTTCGGCTTCCGCTTTCTTGCGTTCGGCAATGATGGCGAGCACGGAGGCTTTGAGGGATATGCCCTCATTGTGAGCCTGGATGCGGCGCGTCTTGTCGATGCTCAACACTGTAGTACGCTCTTCGAGATAGGACACCATGAGGCGGCGTACCTTTTTGAGTAGGCGGTCGCGGTCGTCGGCATGGAGAAGTTCCTGCACAATGTCTTCGCCTATCACGTCCTCGATGTATTCCTCTTGGACGAAGATGAGATCGGGCAAGAGGCGGATAAACTTGTCGCGGTTCTCGTAGATGTCGAGGTATCGCTGAAGTACCGTGCAAGTAGGGATAAGGAGATTTGCGTGCAGGTAGTAGTACTTTGACTGCTGCCAAAGGTCCACTATTTCCAATATCGCGGTTTTCTGTACGCTTTCATCCTCTTTCTGTACGCTATCATCGTTTTTCGGTACGCTTTCGCCTGTTTCCTGACCATCGATAGGCATGGGCGTATTTACCTGCTTTGCCCATTCCTCAAGCATCACGAGCAAGGCATTGAGCGAGGCAAAGGCTTCTTTTTTGTAGCCCTGCACCGCCTTGTCTATCATCTTGTCGGAAGCCGAAGCATAGTCGTCGCTGCTTGCCATATTCACACCTGCGCCATTCAGACTTACTGCCTGTTGGTAGGCATAACGCGTGAGAGCATCATTCACGATAACACGCTGGGCATAGAGCAGGAGTACGGCGAAAGGGTCATCGGTGTATGTTCCGCCGGTTACAGAGAGAAAGAAATTTTCGGGTGAGGTTTGAGCGTAATACTCACACAAGCGGTCGTAAAGCGGTCCGCCTAACTTTTCGCGCAGAAAATCTTTCTCGCTATTGTCGATTATGCCTTGCAGCAAGTTCACCTCGTCCACAGCGTTGCTGGGATTGTGAAGGCGAAATTCTTGATTAGTTGTTATGAGCATATTTTGTTCGTTTCATAGTTATTGTTTTGGGAGGTACTTATCCTATATAGCAGGAGATACTTCTCTTGGGTAATAGGAGATACGTATCCTACATAGTAGGAGAAATATCTGTTTGTATTGACTTATGGGCATCACTTAGTCAAGGTTATGCGCATCACTTATTCCTGCCCTTGCCTTGTCACCCCCGTCTTTGAGTTGTCAAGCGTGGTCAATACTTCGCGGTCTGTCTCCCATACCAGGTGTGGGTCAAGCTCATTGAACTGGCTTATCACTTCCAACGGACGGAGCATGAGTTGCTGCAACGGCGCAAACTGAATTTGCTTGACGAGGAAACGCTCGCGCAGGTCAGTACCGCCCGATGATGTCGCGTCGCCCGGTGTGTTGCCTATCAGCTTCGAGTCAAGACCCATAGCGAAGAAGATGATGGATGATATTTCCTGAAGCTCGGTCTTGTCGGCATTGGCTTGGTCGTTGGCTTTGCTCTCTATCTCCACAATTTCCCATGCCTTGTGCTCCTTGCCGTCGGGGCCCATAAATACAGATGATATGAGTGCTTGCCCGGCATTGTCGCTATTGCTCAGCCATGAGTTGATGTCGTTGAACACTTCGCTCTGTATCTGCGCCATCGTCTTCTTCTTGTCTGTGTCGCTCTGCTGACGGAAGAGTGCGTTGAGGTAGTCTTGGTGAATGTATATCACTCTGCCGATGATGTTTGAGTTACGCTTGCGCGTCAAGCGATCGTCCACAATCGTAAAGGCATACTCAAAAATGCTTCCGGCAAAGATGCTGTGCCAAAGCGCATCGGCATAGTAAGGACCGCCAAAGTCACGCGGCGACATGATGAAACGCGTTGGGCGTTGCTTGCGGCTCACACGCGCCTGACGCGCCTCACGCACATGACGCTGAAGGTCTTTCACTGCCGTTGCCGTGGGCAGATAGGGCACCGCGGCTATCTTCAAGTCCTCCGGATTCATGGCCGAAGTGATCTGTGTGGAGTCAAGCCATTGGTTAGAGGTGTAGGCGTAGTTGATGCGGTAGTTGTCATCCATACGCTCCAGTCGTGTAGTGAATATGGAGCGTGGCTTTATGCCTATCACCTTGGGCGTCCACTGCGAGGTAGGCACAGGCTTGCCGTCGTCGTTGAGTTGGCGTTGGTTTAACTGAAGCTCAACAAAGCATTGCGACATGAGAGCCATATCACCAGCCATTGAAAGGTAGGTGTCCATAAGGTCGTTATCTGCCATGAACTGCTGAAGGAAGTCGTTGGTCTGTTGCCATGTTTCGAGGTCGCGTTTCAGAGCCTTCATCTCGTCAGAGTCCTCCGGTGGGTCGTCGGTGGCGTTCTGCTGAGTGTTTGCTTGTACTTCGGCTTCCTTTGCCTTTAGGTCGGCAATCATGCCTCGGAGCAATACACCTGCCGTTGCAAACGGTATGTACTTCTCGGTGATGTTGCCGCCAACATACTGCGTGTAGTGGTATTTTGGTTTCGGACCATGCCCCACCAATATTTTCTTGATGAAGTCCACACCGGCTGCCGTGAATGGCGACATTCGGGAGAGAAGCCAAATGATGTTGGGCAGTCGGTTGCCCACACCCCATTCCATAAAACCCAGTCCGTCGGTGCCCACACCTTGCGGCTTGGCAAGGTTCTCGCCACCGCTGGAGGCAAACACCGTAGAAATCTGCTTGCGTGCCGCACTGCCCGATGTACAGCCAGACACGGAATTGCCCTCGGCACGGATGAGCAGCGAGTGAACGTAGTCTTGCCATAAGAACACCGTGCCGCCATCGCCACGCACGGGGGTAAACTCACCCGGCTTCACGGCGACATAGCCTTTGCTCTTTAGTTCCGCACTACGCTGTTGGAACTGCTGGAGATTGCTGACTCTGTTTTTCTTCATTGTTGAGTTTGTTTGTTTATGTGTTTGTTGAATTGTGGCTTTGTGCAAACGAATAAACGTGCCGCACCCTGTTAGCCATTATTTCTTTCTTATCTTTTCCAATTCCTCATTTTCTTTGCTCAACCTTTCGAGGTGTTCAAGCACAAGCGAATAGGATTGATGGTTCACTTGATCCTCGGTCAGTCCGGCATACTTCTGCATGGTTGCGGTTGTAGCCGTGTAAATCTCAAGCGGCGTGCTCGGCTTTTTCACGTTGGTCTTTTGTACCTTAAAGACATGAGGGAAACGCTTGCTTAGTGTGTACATCATCCCAGTCCACCAAAAGAGAATGACCTGCCATTGAGTATCAGGGAAATCGCGGAAGTATGGTGCGTTTTTTACGCATTGGTCGCTCTCGTAGTGAAAATCGTGCTTCACTATGCCTGTGTTGGTGTCTACATAATCCGTTTTGGCATTGAATATAGTAGCAAGAAACATTGCCTTGGCAAGGGTTGCGCTTTCGGATTGTCGTAAGAGTTGAGTTTCAGTAAAATTATCAGTTTTTCGCATTCTTATCAAGTTGTCGCTGATTTGGGTGTAGCTCTGCATTGTGTCGGAGGCAAAACGATATTTCGCCCAACTGAAACCATCCATATCTGGGAATACGCCTTGGAACGCTTTCTTTCGCCCGAACCATTTGCCGTGCCGCTTTCGTTTTATCTCTTGATACGGAAACTTGGTGAGATGAATGTTGCTGTCGCGGTCGAGCCAATCCAACATTCCGGCACCCTGCGCTATATATTCTGCACTCGTCGTGTCGCGTGTCTTGGCCTTAGGCGAAAGCCAATAGTTTATCTGCCAAAGGTAGAGTGAGAATGTTTCACCTTTCTTGCCGTCCTTTGTGAAACGGCAAGTGTAATACTGCTCCTCCACCGACACACGCGGATTAGGACTTTCCACTATCTCAATCCCTGCCAACACAAAGAAAAGAGCCAACTTCACGTTGCGCATATCAAAGGGATGATAGCGGTCCACACGGCGCACCTGTTCCTGCATCACGTTAGCAATCAGTTCAAGTTGCTCCGTGGTGCATTGATTCCAGTGGCGAGGTAGGGTGAGGTTTATCTTCTTTACCATACTTGTGCTTTTTGTTTGCAGAGAAAATTCTTTTATGAAACAAAGTTAGTAAGTTTGAAATCCCCGATAAGGACAATCCCCTCTTTCCCCTATACAACGGAAGCCAACCTGCGGCTATCCTGGTGGCGCAAGCTGGCTTCAAAAAATCCGATTAGGGAATAGGGAAAGGACAGGGAAATAAAGGGTAAATTTCCCTATCCATCATGGTTAAAGTGTGGCGTGAAGGGCTGTGTAGTCCCATATCTTCGTGCAGTCGTCCTCGGTCTGCCAGTCGGCATCGCAGAAGTAGAAAAGATATGCGGCCTTCAGTATCTCCTTGTCATCCATGTTGGCGCAAAGGTCAGCATACATAGCGTTGAAGGCAACGTACTTATCCCAATCGTTCACTTTCGGGTGAAACTTCATGTCCTTTGTCGCTTCCAATACCTGGGTGCGAGTCCAATGTGCGCCCATACCCACAGGCTCACCGTTCTCATCCATCTTACTATATATGAGGCGATTCACATCGTGGTTGGCAAACTTCTCTGAATAATGGCGGTCGTAGAGCACGGCGTGCTGGTTGCGCATGATACGCCAGTACAAACATGGATTCTCGTTTTCAAGCGTTGAGAGGTCGCACGACATTTGCTCTATTGCTGCATACATCTTCTTCTCGGAGGCTACGCCGTGGGTGCGAGCCTGTTCTATCAGTTGAATATATTTCATTTTCTTTTATTTTTAACAGTTTGGGCAAATCCCCCGAAATCGGGGGATTATAGGCACTAAGGTGGCGAATATGTTAGACCGTTGAAAGTTGTAAGAAACTTCCTCCAACTTTCTTTCATCTTTCTTCTTTTCCTTTTTCATACAGACGAGTGAATAAGCGTTGCAGACAGAGCAACAGTAATACAAACCAGTTGGATAAGTATGCCATGACGATTGATAGCACCGCAGCCACGACCACATCGCAATGACAATAGAGCAGGGAGGTGAGCGCACTCCAGAATGTGAAGCATTGATTGCACGCCGCAACCTTGCCCACGACCTTTGCCACGGCTTCCGCCAGTCCGAGGTGCTGGATAAGCGTTGCCGCTATCATGGCTGCAAGAGCTGTCAATATCATCATGGTCATGGTTATGCGGTTGTTATGGTAAGCGTCAGAGGGCAGTCGGACACGAAGGTTCGGGAGCAATCGCAACATGATATGCGTGCTATGCCGTTCTGTGCCGTGCCGACGGTAGCGGTTACTGCGCTTATTGCCGTCGCACTGAACACGGGGATGGTAAAGTCCTGCGAGATTACTTGCGAGCGTGTGCAGCATGAGCCGCAGTTGCACGGAATGTAGCTCACCACTCCTTCAACATGTACTACCACAATATACTGCGAAGTGCCGACATTTGCAATACTCTTGATAGAAAACTTAGGCGCAAACACTGGTGTCTCGTCCACACAAGCCGGAGTGCAAAGCTGCTGCGTGATGTTGATGTCGTAATAGGGTGCTGCGGTGGTAGCTCCTACCGCAAGCGTGGCTGTTATGATAGCCGGGGTTGTTCGTTTGTTCATAATCGTTTTATGTTTTAGTATAGCGACGATGCTTGCCGCCGCTTTGATTAATGACTTACTACGGCTTACTACGTAGTAAAAAACGTAGTAAGTAGTAGATGATTATCTCTTCACTTGATAGCCTTCCGTCTTTTCGACAGGCAAGTTCTTCTGAAGCAAATCTGCCAATTCATCCAAATCTTCCTCGTCAAAGGTTATCATGCCTTCAAGGATAGATAGCGGTCCGTTGTAGCGCACCTTATCCACCACGTCGTGTGCCATTTGCGGTATGCTCTCTTCGGGTATCTGCCCGAAATACTTTGCGAGCATAGGCGTAACGAGCGAGTTGACCACTGGCTGAATGAGCGGTTCTATGTCCTTTTGCAGGGCATAACTACCGCTCACCAATCCGAGTGAGTCGATGGTGGCTTGCAACGACTGGAGCATGGGCAAACGCATAAGGTTGCTGGCAGCTATCTGCGAAATGGCCGGCCGTGCCCACTCGGACACGACCGCCGCCAAAATCTGAGAATTGGTGTAGTCCATATCTCCCGCCGATTACTGATTGCATCCACAGCCACAACCGCAGCCAGTCTGACATACGTTGGTAGAAGGAATGAACACCTTGGTGACACTCGCAAGAGATGCCACCTGCGACTTCAGTACGTCGATGTTGGCGTTTGCTGCCGCATTGTATGCCATCTGCTGTGCGTTGATCGCCTGTTGTGCATCCTTGTTGGCATCCACCTTGTTCTCCACCTGACGGATTTTTCCATCGAGATACTGAGTTACCTCCACCAACTTCTTGTCGGTGTAGCTTTCACTCTTCTGAATGGCGAGCTCTGTCTTGAGAGTGGAGTTCTCCTGGATAAGGTTAGTCTCACTCTTGGTGACAAACCGTGCGTCGGGGTCGGAAGGGTTGGCAGTAGACGGACTGCCGTTTCTCGTCATACCCAACAGCGACGCACCACCACCGAGCAGACTGGTAGCCAGTCCTGCAATACCCAAGCCGAGGGCAGTGTTACCCAATCCCTTGCTGGCAACATCATAGTTGCCATCGTTAGTCTTAACTTGCATAGTGTTTTTTATTTGTGTTGTTTCGTCCATTATTGAACTTGCCACAAAGGTAGCGGAGTATTCTGCGGATAGGAAGTGTTTTTCATTAAGTGTCCTTACGCTTGTATGGCATATAAGCACCACTTATCTTTGCATTAAAAAAGCCCCACGTTTTTAGCGTGAGGCAGAATTGCTAATATCTATCGGGGGGGGGGTAAAAGTGCCTTTCGTCTCTTCGATAACAGAAATATAAGGCACTACTTCATTCTTTATTATATCCAAGAAAATTTGCGCTGACCGCTTTATAGGAACATCCTTCATCCAGTGGGCATTACTCATCAGTTGGCGTTCAAGTCCCACGATAGGGCGAGCCACAAGTGTAGGGTGGTGGCGCAAATAGAGCTGTGTCATGAACGTAACACATTTCGTTTCTTCCACGGATGCAAGTGCTTCATCGGGGTCGCTTATCACACATTTTATATTCAATTTATACAGGTCGCGCTGTATGTATTGCTGACAGGTTTCAAACACACGCTCACCAACATCGGGCATTATGACCGGGTGTTTCAACAAATCCTCATACGACACTTTCGGTAAACAGGAAAGCGGATGGGTATCACGCATAATGGCATACACGGAGAATGGTATGCACGGCTGCGACTCTATACCCTCGTGGCTATATGCCGTGTTCATGGTAAAGGCGAGGTCTATCATGTGCGCACGGAGCGTTTTGTTAAGGATATGCGCCTTTGTGAAATCGGCATTGATACGCACGTTAGGGTATCGCTCCATAAAAATGAGTGCAGCCATTCTGACGTAAGGAGCGATGAAAGAGCCAATACCTATACGCAGTTCACCAATCATGCAGTTGTTAAGCGCATTAATTTGTTCCTTGCAGTCCTCTGTCTGCTTGATGATGTCCTTAGCCCTTGGCAAGAGAGCTTCGCCACTCTCTGTAAGGTTGATTTCGTGCGAGGTACGAATAAGTAGTTTGCAACCTAATTCATCTTCCAATGCCCGGATATGCTGGCTTACTGCCGATTGGGTTACGCAACATCGGGTGGCGGCGATACTGAACGACTTTGTTTCCGCCACAAAAACAAAGGAGCGCAAATGTCGTAGTTCCATATAGTCTGAGTGTTTAGTTATTCTCCATACTTACATTTTTATATCAAAATAATATTTCTAATTGCAAATTTACAGAAAATAATCTCTCCTTGCTATCGTTTTGTATTAGAAATGCTAATATAAGAATTAAAACGTCAGAATACTAATACTCACAGAACGTAAAAATCCCGACACTCAAACCTTATATATTATATAGGCAGAATGTCGGGATTTCCTATTTATGGACAAAAGTTTCTTTTCCAGATGTGAGCGATTACTTCTTGCTCTCCTTTGCCGTAGTGCTTACTTCTGTTTCGCTTTCACTACTGAAGAAGTCTGCATCAGCATTGTCGAGAGATTGTTTAGCGGGTTTCGTCTCGCTCTTGTCAGACCCGCTGACTATTCCCCCTTGTTAGCGAGGAGAGAATCCCAACCACCAGCAGTAGGCTCTGTAACGTAATAGTTCGGGAACTCTACTGGTGAAAGTTTTGCCTCGAATGTCGTTGTACGGTCATCCTCCGGCTTGGCTCCCGTGTCGGTCTTGATGCCGCCCGATTCGAACTTGATTTTGCGGTCTGGGGCGTACATAATCTGTGATACCTTATTATCCTTTGCGATAATAAAAATGTCGCGGTTGTTCACGGCACGGGCGAGCTTCCCGGCTGCTGCATTTACAGAGTCAAGTACGAAAGTACAAGTCTGCTCAAAACCCTTACGATAGCCGAGAGATGAGCCCTGGATCTGCTGTGAGTCGTCTTTACACTGCACCTTAAAAAGACCCTTACCGCTGTCAAACTCTGGTGTAGAATAGTTGTTCTCCGTAGCAATAAGCGGAGACTTCAACTCACTCTTGATACCGATGTAGATAGTGCCGCCAAGACCTGCAAGATTCTCCAGGCACTCGTCATCGTTCAAGAAGTCAACTGGCTGTGGGCAAGTTACTTGTTCTGTCATAATTGTATCGTTTTCGTGTTTGTGTTGTTAAAAATAAAGGTGGCGGTTGACTATGTTCCGTCGGGGCAAGTTACCCACCACCATAGGATTTATAGAGCTTTATGAAAAGCCGAGGTTAGTCGCCGTTCTTCTTGAAGAAGGCTGTGATACCCATGTTCATGCCTGTAGCCGTGAGCGAGATAGTCTTCTCGGTCTTGCCGTTGCTCCAGTGAGAGAACTTGTTGGTAGAACCGTCAGTTGCAACGAGAGTAAGCACCTGGTTGATGGTAGTCTCAACAGGCTTAGTGTACTTCGTGCTGTTCACCGTTACGGAACCATCAGTTACAGGCTTGCCGTCGGTATCAACGATGGTAACAACGAGGTTGGTGTTGTCGTAGTCGCCAGCCACATATTCAGTAGTAGCAAGGTTGCCGTCAGACATACAGAAAGCGTACTTAAACGGATTCTTGATGCCGGCACCCTGGATAGACTGAACCTGGAACTGCACATCACGCATATCATCATCAGTACCAACCTTCACACCGACATAAGTCTGGTTGTTGAGCGTATCAACACCGTATGCAAAGTTCTTGTCGATAGTGGCGTACATGCGATCACCCTCGCCGAAGTCAGCGATAGGACAAAGTGTTACCTTTGACAGACCAGGCAGTTTAAAATTGCCACCCTGCTCATACTCCACCTTGAAGTTGCCGTGATACTTATTAGCATAACCGCTTGCGATGTTGAATGCCGTTACCTCACTCATGTAAACACGAGTGTTCACCTTGCGAAGACGAGCATCCCATTTGCGGTGCCAAGCGATGAAGTTGTCGTATGGAGTGGTGTCGTCGGTATTGGCAGGAGCACCGATAGCGTCGCAAGGGATAAGGTTGCCGTTAGCCTCGCTAATGACGCCATCCTCGATGTCGTGCTTTACGCAGGTGTGGAAACCATCGTAAAGAGCAAGAGCCTGATCGTGGGCAGGAGTAGACTCACCTCCCTTGTCGAGGTCAATATCACCGTTCCACAAGCAAGCGGTAAGGTTGTCGGCATAGTTGGTGAGCACGGCAGTAGCAGCCTCTGTTGAGAGAGGATACTGCCCCTGTGCATCTGTGCCGAATACCGTCTCACAATACTTGTCGGCATTGTCGGTGAAATGATCCCAAGCGAGCTTCACGGTCAACGTGCGCTCCTTGAGGAAACCAGCCTCGCTGTTCACCTTAGTGTGAACATCCTTACGGCGAGTAGTGCCGCCCTTGCGAAGCAAAATGTGGAAGGTACGCTTGAACTGGATGCCGCTCACGATGTCGATACCGAGGCGGTCCATTTCCTCAGCGTCGGTATAGCCCGGACCCATAAGAATTTCCTTGCTAACCTGCTCGGCTACATGCTCAAGAGCCTCAGTGCCGATAAAATTTTCAGGAAGTTTTGCCATTGTGTTTTTGTGTTTGTGTTGTTAAATACTTGATGAAAAGAACTCTTAGTTTTTGTGTTGGTCGGGGAACGTGTTATTCCTCACCACGCTTGAAACGCTCAAACGCTGCCTTGCGCTCTGTATTAGTCTTATAGAGCGAAGGGTCGAACTCGCGGAGGTTTTGCTTCTTTGCGCCCTCACCGTTGTTGGAAGGAGCTTCGCCAGCCTCCAGCTCATTGCCCGTCTCGTTGGTGAGCGATGCTATCTGCGCGTCCTTGTCGACGATAGTCTGCTCGGCTGTGGCGAGCGCGTCCTGCGCACCTTTGAGATCGGCTTCTGCCTTTGTCTTGCCTTCAGTGAGAGAAGCAATCTCCGCGTCCTTCCTGGCTACGGCCTCGGAGTGCTGGGCGTTGAGCGTTTCGATTTCCTTGGTGTGAGCCTCGTTTGCGTCAGCAAGTGCCTTTTCTGCGACTGCCTTGGCTTCGTTGGCTGCTGTGAGCTGCGCGGAGATTTCGTCAAACTTGCTCTGCAATTTCGCGAGAGACTGCTCCGCTGTGGTGGCTTTCTGCTCTGCATCGGCCACCTTCTGTGCGCTTGCATTCATGTTGGCTTCAAGGTTGTCAAGAAGCTGGGCGTTCATAAACGCGCCTTCCTCTTTCACGGCAATCTCACCAGCCTCCAATCCGCAAGCGGCATTGATAAGGGGATAATTCTGCATATTGATAAAAGTTTTTGTGTTGGTTGCGTTTTCGGGTTCTTTGCTCGGTTCGGGCGTTGGCTCCGGCTCCTCGTTGGGCGTGTTGCGCTCGATAGGCTGTGCCGTGCCATTGTGCAGAGCAAACGCACGCTGAACAACCAGCATAAAGTCTGACTGACCATCCACAAGAATGCCCGTAACATCCTCGGCATTGAACACCTTGCCATGCAGATGCTCGTCCTTGGCGTTGGGGCAAGCGGCTTTTACATCGGCACGGAACTCCACACCAAGCTCGGCAAGTTCTTTGACCAAAGCCTCCGTCTTGCCGTCGTTGGCAATATCGCGGAACTTACGGTTCTTGTCAAACGACTCCGGGTCGTAAAGCTCATGATAGGTCTCGTTGGTGAACTTGTTGGTACTTCCGTCTGCCTCGGTATAGAAAGCTGCCATCACGCCGATGCAACCTATCTCGTCCTTCGGGTGCATGAAGTAGCGTTCATCACAAAGCGCAGCGAGGTACATACCAACCGAGGCGCACATGCCGTCAATAAAAGCCAAAACTTTCTGCCCCTTGGAATGTGCATAGTCAATAGCCTGCTGATAGTCGTTCTTTGCCCATGCCGAACCACCGGGTGTGTTGATGATGAACACGTGACCGCAGCAAAGCGGATGGTCGGCTGCACGCATCATCATGTCGCGGTGATCGATAGAGCCATACGAGCATCCCCCACCATTGCGGGTAATCGGGCCGTCGATAGTCAAGACCGAAACGAAAGGAAATGTCTGCTCCTTCTCATAGCCCAAAGCCCAGTTGCCCTTCACCTGCTTGCCATCCTCGGAAATCTGATATTCCTCCGGGTAGTACACCGTGCCGTCAGCAGCCACGGCAGTAACGAAGCCGCACTGCTTTTCGGGCTTGCTGAAAGCCGCATGGGTGTTCAGGTTCTGTTCCAAAGCCTTGCGTATGCCGTGAACAAAATCGGGACGGACCATCCATGTCTTTTCAGTTAATATCTCATAAAGACCTTTCATTATTAAACTTGTGTTTATGTTGTTATCCCAAATACAATCCCTTTACCTGTGGGAAATGTCCTAAAATTGTCTTCTGCAAAAGTAACAAAGCAACTGGCGCAAATAGGGACAAAAAAATGCCGCCACTTTCGCGAGTAACGGCATTCCGTACATATATTCAAAAGAAGTTCTTAGCTCTCCTGTATTGTTATAGGAATGAAGTCCGACATCGACTTCATGGATATTGTGAGCGACACTTGCTCGCTCGTCTGCGTTATGCTGTTACTTGCATTGAAGACGAATGTGCCGGGCAGGGTGTAGCACAGATAGAGAGTGCCATCCTCACGTTTCAGCACAACATAGTAATCATCGCCCTCAATGGCGATTTTTCGTCGTGTTTCACGCACATTTTCTTTGTCTTCGATTATTGTCGCGCTTATTTCGAGGGAAAAGACGATGCCATTGCCGTTTCTCGCCGAGGTAGACTTCGCCGATAGCGTATCCGCCACAACGTAGATTTCTCCGGCTGTGGCGATATGCAGGAGCGCATCGCCCAACTTGCAGTTGTTCATGCTGAGTATCTGCGCCACGGCAAACGGCACAGGCAACACGGCATTTGCCGTGGGGTAGATATAGGCATCTGTCACGCCTTCGAGGAATATTTCCTTGCAGTTTTCGGGTAAAATCATATAATTTCTAATTTGGGATATGTTTTAACATGCTTTAATCTTATGATTAACATTCATATACAATATCTAACTTAACCATTGTATTTCGTCGATATGGTGCTGTCGCTCGCCACCATCCTCATACTGCATATCCAAGCACGAATATGAGCGGAAGAAACTGTGCTCAGACTTCAGCCATCGCTCTATCACGCGGCGCATGTTGTCCTTCTCCTCCGTAGACGGGTCTATGCCGTAGCGCATAAGAAAACGCTCCAGCATTGCCGCCTTACTCCGGGCGATAATCTTGCCGTTGGCAGTGCAATAATCGAAGGTAGACAGCACCCATTCCACGACACTGCGCTTGAAGTCGTTGTTGAGCAATTCAATCAACTTGTATATGCCGTGGCGGTCGAGGTTCCACGTAGGAGTAATCACTCGCACGGTGTCAACCACCTCTATCTCCGTGGGCAGTTTCACGCAAAGATAATCCTCGTTGTCGCTCTTGCTGTATTCGGTGGCTCCGTTGAGATACTGCACCTCCGCAAAGGTAAGATAATCTTTCGGATTGCGGTTCAATATTACGTTACTGCCCAACGGATGCCGCCCGTTCAGCATGTTCTGCCATTGCTGGTGAGAGAAGCATTGCATGTTCACCTTCTGCGCAACAGCCCCGGCATTGGTGAGCGAGTTGCGCATGGCGAAGTATTCCGGCATATACGCATTGAACACCACAGGCTCGTTCTTGGCAAGCGTATGGCACGGGTCGCGGTGGCGAAAATACTGGCAGCGACTCATGGGAAGGCGCAGATAGATATTGGGCATAGTATGTACGGTTATTTCTTTTTGTTTATTTCAGTGTAATTCTTCTTGCTCATGGGTAAAAGGGCTTATTTATCATAATCATTATTATTGTCAATATTTGCTACTGTAATTTTGGTAGCCTTTTAGCCACGAAACAGGCACAGAAGGGGCAATGGAAGACGTGTTCACGCTATACAGCATAGCGTGGAACTCGTCTATTTCTTCGGTTGTGAATAGGCAGTCTTTTTTGTAGATGCGGCGTGCCATCAGCGGTTGTCTCCGTTTCCGTCAATAACTCCGCGCTGCTGGCGCGACTGCAACTTTTCAAGATTTTGTAGGCAAATTTTCTCCAGGTTAAAACCAAGCACGGAGCACACACCGGCTATCTGCCACATCACATCACCACACTCTTTCTCAATGTCCTTGATTTCCTCTTCACTCATATTGTAGAAGGTCTGCGTCATAATACGCTCACCGTTCTTGTCGCGGTCGCTTGTACCGATAAACAGTTTGCCCTTGCGGATAGCCTTGGCGAGCTTGGAGTGAAGTTCGCCCACCTCTCCGCAGAGGTTCATGGTCATGTAGGCGATGTTGTTGCAGGTGGGCATACAGGTGGTCATTGCCTTCTGCTGGTATTCGTTCAATGTAAGTTGTTCCATATTTTTAGCTTTACGTTCAACTATTTGGTTTAAATCTCAAAATCTTTGATGTATTCTTTCATCCGCTCCGTAATGGCGTGGCGTATCTCACCACCTACAAAACGGGCATTGGGATGTGCCTTGCCGGTCTTTTCGTGAAAGCGCAATTCAAGGATATGCTTCCATTCCAAGAGGTTGTAAGTGTATGCCACCACGGTATAGGTGTCAAGCGGGAGAATGCCGCGTGCATCCTGCGGTCGGAGTCCGGCTTTGAGCAGTCTGCCGTAAATCCACGATGCCAAGCCGCACCCTGCCTTAAAGAGAAAACGCTGCCAGCGTGTGCCTGTCTCATACCAATACGGCTCGGCTATCTGCACGCCGTCTTTCTTCTCTAAGTTGCAGTAGCGTGTGCTCTGCTCGGCAATGGCATTGGGCGATGTGCGGTTCAACTCGCGCGAGGTGCTTATCTGTGTGGTAACAACGAAGGTCATACGCAATATCCAAAGTGCATCATCACACTTGTACTTCAGTGCCTTCTTGATAAACTCCTCCTCGCTCACGCCAAACGGCATGAGCAACTGCATCACCTGCGGTCGCTCGCTGAGAAACTGCAAATTGGTACTTATCCACACCTTGTTTTCCTCCACGGCATAATCAACGTATGGCGAGGCCTGCAACAGCGACCACACATATATCACATACAACTTCTTTTCGTTGGGCACGAAGAAGTATGCCGCGCCATGGCGGTACATCGACCTATGGCCCGACTCCCAGAACGACTTGCATCTGTCCTCGTCGCGTTTCTTGATGAACGCCACACGTTCCTCCTCGCTCATTTCGGGGTCGGGCTCCTTGCCCCGGCTCTTGTAGCATATTCTGCCGACACGCGCTATGTGCTGCGCCATCGTCTGCTGCTGCCACCACTCTACCTTTGGTTGTATGAAATTCATTGCTCGTATATCTTAATTTATTGTTTAGGGTGTAAATCATAAAAAAGAAATTATCTCTCCATCACGATAATGCTTCGCCACGAAAGCGAATATATTGCCAATCCTGTGTTGTGCATTATACTTGCGGAGCATAGCCTTGTACTCAGTCGTGCAGGTTCCGCCATTGCGTTTCGGATCATTGTCTTTCAACCATTGCGAAGCCGTCTTACTGATTTGGGCAAAATGCTTGCGGTTGGCAACCTGTGCCTCACTCCACGGACCTTTATGAGAATTCTCCACACACACGATAAAAATTCTTCCTGTATGTCTGTTAGTACGGATATACATCCTGTCCCTGCGGCTGAGCTTACCAGATATGGAAGATATGGTTGGTGTCGGTCTTGCTTTTGCCATTGTAATTTGTATTTCGTGGATAACCCCTCATGCTGTACTCACGTCGTACTTATATCGTACTCATCCCGCATGATACCTTGCGATTCACCTATAAAAATCCCTTCATTTTCATCCAATCCACACAGCAGCGCACGATGCGTTTAAGTTCCGTTTTCGTGCCTACATTATGAATGGTGTATTGATAGAAACTTTCGGGCAGTGTCTGCCTGTCCGCGTCTCGCGCTATGCGCTCCGCCGATATGCCTCGCGCTTGTAAGTCCTCCGCAGTGGCATTGACATATATATGCACGGTGGGCATTTGTGGAAACCTACGGTATAACTCACGCATTCCGTCCTCGTCTATCACATAAATAGCCGAGTCATTTATCTGGTCTACACACGTCCAATACTCATAGCCTCCATACTTGGTATAGGCAAGCATCTCGCTTTGTGGCACATTGCACTCCTTTACAAAGTAATGCTCTTTGCCGTTCATCTCACCATCACGCTTCGAACGTGTGGTATAGGAACACAGCACAGGTATGCCCGTCATTTCCGACAGCATACGCGCCACGGTGTCCTTGCCTACCCCACTGGAGCCTGTTATGGTTATCAGTTGCATATCTCATTTATTTTAGTTCATTCCACACCTGACGGCAAAGTTCTCTGTAAGTGCCTTCTCCGAGGCTCTGCTTGCAAGCGTGGATTAAGTAATTGCCGGTTACGGTGTTACTCTGTCCGAGTTGCCGCCACTTCAATGTGGTATTGACTGCATTATATTTCTGACTGCAAGCCGAAAGCTCATGGAATAACCGCTCACCGTATGGATGTCCTTTCAACGCCCAACCTGCCTTGCACCAATCATCATAGTCCTCAGTGATATTCACCCTGCGACTGACCATAGCCTTCACGACAACCTCAATCAAACGGTCTTGCACTCGCGGATCTTCCCAAAAGACTCCCGTTTCTCTTCTGCCAAAAGGATTATTCCCAAGGTTAAGACCATGACGGATATAATTTGAAGAATAACACCCCATTGTGCTTCGTGGTGTTATTTGCGGTGTCTCAGTTTCCACACCCTTATAAGCCACAGCCTGCGGATTAATGTATATATGCGCTTGCTCGTCCCACGACGCAAAGCGCACACGTCCGATATTGCCGCATTGCTTGTCGAGCATTATGCCAATAGCTGCATACTCTTTGAGTAATGCCTTGAACTGCTCCTTGTGCCTATCGGGATAAGCAAGCCGCACAAGTCCGAAGTAACCTACGCCCGAGCACGACCGCATGAGCAACGCTATTTCCGGACGAAACTGACACACCATCCGCACATTCTCAAAATTGGTGAGGTGCTTGTTGTCGGCAAGGTCGATGTCGATAGCCAACCATCCAGTGTGTTGCTGGAGGTGGGTCTCGCGGCGACTCACCTTCTTGATGTACTTGCGGCCATCCTTGGCGATGCACTCATCATCATACAATGCGAAGAGACCGCTCAACGTGGCTCCGGGCAACCGTTTCTTTGTATCTATGTACTCCGGCATCTTCTTCGCCTTGTCGCCAAACTCCTGCCGCATGGCGCGAAGTTTCTCAACGCAAGGCTTCCATCTGTCCGACAGACAAAACTCCCGGATAGTCATTTGCTGGATACGCTCGCCAGTCTCCTGATCTATATATCGACCTTCATTGTCAAGCGCATCGGCATATATGGAACATAACTCATCGAACATAAATACTTACTTTATCAATTAAGTATCGCAAAATTAATAATTAAAACTTATATAAACAATAGTTGGGTTATATTTTTTATATGTTAGTTATGTTTTTAATAATTATTATATGGAAATAAGAAGATGAAAAACCACGAAAGAAAACTTTGCACTTTTGGCTCACAGAAGTACAAAACACACCTCAAAAGTGCAAAAATGAAAATCACCTTCAGGATTCTTTTTCCTTCAAAGTGCAAAAACACTCTCCAAAGTGCAACAGAAATGTATGCTTTGTACCATATTTGTGCAATTTAGAAATTGCATTTTTCTTCTGATTTTCAACTCTTTACTTATTAAAAGTGCAAAAATTTAATTATTTCTTATAAATACGTGGAGCGTAAAGACAACAAACATATAAATAGATGTATTCATTTTAAGCCAAAAATCAGCGTTTTTGCAGTTCCTTGCTTTTTTTCACTATTACTTTATTAATTGAAAATCAATAGTTTAAGGCTATGCCGTTAATGCTACTAACTTTATATTTGAGGTTCGGGGATTTTGATTTTGGAGAAATAAAAGAATACCCGAAAAACTATATACATAGTAGCCGATTTAGGCGAAACTTTGCACTTTTGGCGCGAAGCGATAGGTTAGAGTGCATAAAAACAACGAGTTACAAAAAGTGCATAGTTTGCACTTTTGAAATGGAGAAATGCACTCGGACGTCACCTCCAGGAAAGAATACCAATAGGAAAGCGTCTGTCTCATCTACATCATCCGATGGTATATGTTTATTGTCACCAGATGAAACAGACGGAACAGACGTTTCTAAACAAGGTAAAGAAACAAGCGTTACTTGTTCTTCATAAACTGGTTAGCCTTTGTCATGCTGTCGTAGAGGTTGCCACGACCATACATATCAATCTTGGCCGAGATAGGTTCGTTAAGACGCGCAAGGAGTGCGGTTACGGCTTGCAGGAGAGCCGCATTGCTTGCGGTGGCGTTACTTATAAGCTCGTCTGTCGCTGACGCACCAGACGAAAGATTACCGACAACCTCGCCAATGTTGCCTTCATCAAATACTCTGCGGGCCGCGTTGCGCCCCGAATAGTTGCGGTCGTAATTGACAAGGGCTTTCAGGAGGGACGGATTGTTCATCATCATAGCCTTGGTGGTTTCACGGCCTATTACAAGTTCGGGACCACGCTCGGCTACGAGAGATGGCTGCCCGTTGATGGTGGTGGCGGTTGGCCTGGTTAGGAGGTTTACGCCGGATTGCGGTACACCGCTTTGCTCCTCCGCCCAATATACCTCACCATTGTCGGCGACAAACGGCTTCAGGTCTTGCACGTTACCATCGTCGTAGGTAAGCATACCAGATACGAGTTTGGTATTTCTGGTGCTTGAACTGCTCTTTTTATTCTTGCTGCCAAAGGCCGCATTCAAACCCCACTGCATCAAGCCAGTAAGGATAGCCATGACAGAAGCGGCGGCGATAGGACCAGCGATAGGGCCAAGAAACTCAAAACACTTGCCGATAGCGCCAACGATAGAGAATGTATTTTCGGCTTGTGCCGTGTCCTTGCTCTGCTCAACAACGGCAGCATCATTCTCCTGTTTCTTTTGGAAGGCAGTGTTTAAACCAGCTTCAACAATGGCGTTGGTGGTGTTCTGCTTCACCTCTTCCAATTTCGTTTGCTCCTTGCCGGCTTCTGACGAGTCCTTTGTAATGTTATCGACACCTTTCTTGTTTTCTTTCTCGCGTTCCTTGGAACCCCTCTTTACCTCCTTGGAAAGTTCCCTTTGGTGCTTTCTCTCTTCTTTAAGTTGCTTTACCTTCTCCTTGGCTTCGCTCGACTTTCCACCAATAGGAGCGTTAAGCGCGGCATTTGCACCAGCGGCAAGCACGCCTGCACCAGCTTCAGCGAGTGACGACTGACCAGTGGCAACATCGGCAACGGCCGCGCCTGTCTGTCCGGCTATTCCTTGCACCTCACGATTATAGTCATCCATCGTTCCATCGGGATGACGCTTTTTCCAGGCGGCTGGCGGCTCGTTTGCCTGAGGTGTACTGCCATCTGGATTAGGCAGGGGTGTGCCTTCCTCCTTGGTATAGACTGCATAACCCGACTTGTCCTCATAATGGTCGCCTGCCCAGCGTACCCACAAAGGACTATTCTCCGTACCAAAATTATGCCAATCGATACCAGAAAAGTCTGTGTAGTTGTTTTTGGCATTATCGCGTGCGGCTTGTATGTCAGGCTGCGCATCCTTGCGACCCTTCTTCGCTCCTGCATCATTGATGGCTTTCCACATCTGTGTGTTCACATCGTTGAGAGCCATCTTACCCCACGACTCAAGCATAGATTTGAGAGCATTCTTGATTGCCTCGTTCGCGCTGTCGGCATCGTTTTTCATGTCGGCAAGTGCCTGACCAACGGCTGCACCGAAATCCTCAATAGGCTGCACAAGTTCCTTCATCTGTGAGAGGCGCGACCTCATGGCGGTTGCCATTTGGTTGGCGTAAGCCAGCTCTGCCTCCTGGCGAGCTCGCTCGGCTTCGTCAATGAGTTGCTTGTTCTTTGTATTACGTTCCACAAAAGCGTAATAGTCTTCAGCAGCTTGCATACGGGCCTTCATCAACTCTATCTCAGGGTCGGCTGTAAGATTGGCGAGACCGAGATTAGAGAGAAGGTTTGTACGCTTGCCGAAAAGATTGCTCTCATTCTGTATTTTGCGTATGCGTTCTTGTTGGGCAAGATTGCGCTTGTTTGACGACCACCAGAAATCAGTGATCTTCTTAGCTTCATCATACTTCTTCTTCTCGGCTGCGGCATACTCATCCGAGTACTGGATAAGGTTCAGATAAAAAGCCTTCCAGCTCTCTTCGTTTTTGCCCAACGACTCCTTTATTCGAGCTGCCATACCGTCAGGGTCATTCCCGAACAGCATTTTCATCAAAACGCCTTTGCCATCCGTTGTTGAAACATCAATGGTATAGAGCTGGGCAAGACTCTTGCGAGCTGTCTCGTACATGTCCTTGATGGCTTTCCTACGCTTGTCAAAAGCTGACGTATCAAGAACCTTCTTGCCGTCAACCATCTTTTTTGTGACAGTGGTCTCCTCCTTCGTAGGCGCGGCATACCCCATTTCGTTGAAGTTGTCATACGAGTTCTGCTGCACAACGCCCGTATAATCATGCTCCATTACAATCTTACGACGGGCCTCCTGCTGCTTGAGTTGCATCTTCAGAAGTTCCTGCTCGCTGCGAGTGGCTTTAGCAAAAATCTGCGCTGTGATGGAGTTCATGGACATGCCTAAATTTTTGCCCAAATCCGCCATAAGTTTACGCAGACCTTCAATGTTGTTGTTCAATATACCGTCAAGCAGATCCTTTGAAAGGTCTATACCCGTCTCGTCCGCTTGTTCCACCTTATCAGCAACCATCATCTTCTTTGCATCCTCCCACTTGTTCGGTTTTCCTGCAACAGCAAGGCGCACCTGCGAACGGGCTGTTTCTTTGTTTTGCTTCAAAGAAAGAACAAACTGCTTCTGCTCGGTTTCATCCATATTAAGAGATATAGCTTGGGCCAACTTAGCATTAATCTGACGGTCGTAGTAGTTATCTACGTCGTCCATGATAGCCTTCGCCTGGTCTTGCTTCTGCTTCAATTCCTCGCGCCAAGCACGTTTTCGATCACGCTCCTCCTGCTTTGCAGCAGCGATAGCATCCTTATCGGGTGCCTCATTTTCGAGTGTACCAGGAGTATCTTCTACCCAAGGAGTATAGCCATCAAGATTAACTACTTGATTGAAATAATCATTGATTTCCTTATCCTTATTCGTTTCACGCTTGGTTGCGTTCTGAAAATGAGCGAGCGAAGACAGCAATCCTTTGTAGCCAATAGGGTTAACCTTAACAGTCTTTCCATTTTTATCTATATAGGTATAATTTCCGGTCTTCATGTTGAAACGGAAACTATTCTGCTTGGCATCTTTTTCGTTTGCCTTGATAATCTGCTGCCATATCCAACCTGCGCCCGCACCCTTATTGAACATATCCATCACGGTCTTCTGGGTGAAACCACCTGCAAACAAACCGAGCTTATCAAGTTCCTTCTTGATACGGTTAGCTGCGTTCAGACGATCCATCTGATAGGATGGCATTACATTCTGCTTGGCTTCCTCACGAAGACGATAATAAGTAGCACGCTGAATTTCCTGCGCCAACTCTGAATAATGCTTCTTCAAATCGCCCACGCTCTTGATTTCGATACCCAACTTAGAGATATACTGACGGAAATCGCGATTGAATCGGGCTATCTGAGTATTACGGGCATTCTGCGATACATTCAGGGCCTCGAGGGTTGTTTTATAAGAGTGGAGCTTTCGGGTAAGCGTATCGGTTTGTAATTGCGCCTCCTTCAACTTGTCTTTCCAGGCATTAGCTTTGCGTGCTGCCTCTGCTTCCGCAGCAGCAGCTTCTTTATCCGCTTTCACAAAAGACCAAACCACACCTACGGCGGTAACAATCGCACTTGCAATGGCTACATAAGGATTTACTTTTGCAGCAGAGTTGAATGCGATTTGAGCCGTTGCAGCAGCTTTTATGGCCTTACCTAATTCCCAAAGAAACGTGACGGCTTTATAAATGCCAAGACCAGCCACATAATTAGCGATAAGAGGGAGAAGTGTTACAAAAACCTTGCAAGCAGTAATCACACTCCACAGAGCTGCCTGAAGTGTATTCTTGAATACCGGGCTTTGCAATATCATCTGCGACATATCGTACCATGCCTGTGCCATAGCCTTTACGCTTTCCACACCATCAGGATTGACAAAAGCCTTCTCCCAAAGGTTATTGGCTCTATCGAGAATACCGATGGCACTTTGCTGCTGCATCTTATACTCATTTGTTACGGCGGTAGCTTCCTCGAATGCCTCTTGCGACTCGTAAAGATGATCCTTCAGCACATCTACGTTCTTCGACATAGTTACCATAGCGGTAACGAGTCGCTGGCCATCAGAACCCAAATCCTTAAAGATACCACCCAGGGCATTCATGTTACCCTTATCTCGCATCTTTTCAAGAACCATCACGATAGCATCCATTGCATGACCTGCGGCATACATATTCTTGATGGTACCCTGCTGAATACCCAAATCCTTTTCGATAAGGTTATGGTTCTTCTGCAAGGCTACAATGAACTTAGACATCGCCGTAGCACTTACTTCCGGCATCAGAAAAAGGGAGTCGGATGCAGAACCAAGTGCCAACAACTGGTCGGTAGTGATACCTGCAGTACGAGATACACCCGTTAGTCGCTTGGCAAACTCTACGATATTGCCAGATGTGGCCGTAGAGGTAGATGCCAACTTGAACATGGCGGACCCCGTAGCAAGCATCGCTTTTTCGATACCCATCTTCGGGATAAGACCCATTGTTTCCACCAACTTAGAAAGAGCAGGCAGTGCCTCCTCTCCCATCTCCTCGCCGATGGCTACATTGATCTGGTCGGCAGCAGCTACAAACTGCTTCATACCTTCAACGCCATACTTACCCATACCGAGTTTTGCGCCCTGATAGGCGAGCTGGGCGAGTCCGTCGATAGAAGTCCTGGTATCAATCTTAGCCAACTCCGTAGCAAGCTTGTTGACATCTTCCATCGCCAAGCCACTGACTTTACGAATATCGGTCAGAGAGCTGGAAAACTCAAAGTTCTTCTTGATAGCAGAAGTAACCGTATTTTTGATAGCATTGAAAACTTGAAAAAGACCGACGTATGCAGTAAGGTTCTTCATAGCGGTCTGCCATGCCCCACCCTGCTTATGCACAGAGCCAGTCAGCTTATCTATCTGTCCTTGCAGAGCCTTTACGTTGCCCTGCATCTGTTTCAGTCCCTTGTCGTTGGCAGACATCTTGCCGATTTCGCTTTTTGCAGCCGAAAGAGCGCGCTTCAGTTCGTTGAGCGACGTGCCCGATAAGTTTTTCATTGCCTTGCTGATACGCTCCGTGTTGGTTACGTTTTGTGATGCGGCCGAGTTATACGAAACCAGTTCTTTCTCCAGTTTCTTAAACTCCCGCTGTCCTTGCTTGGTAGTAACATCAAGACCAGCCATTTTCTGCTTGATGCCGTCAATGCGCTGTTGCAGTTCGTCCATCACCTTTTTGGCTACGGCTGCATTGGCAGTAATGACGATTTGAGTTTTTTTAGCTGTTGCCATATTCGTATTTGTGTTGTTTTCGTGTTAAATGATTTTGATAGGACTGCACTCCTCAAAGGTATTGATCATGCGCACCTGACCCTCGTAGCCATAGAAGGCCACAAGATAGTTGGCTATGCGCTGTTGCAGGTGTCGAAGTTCCATCATGATGGCCGGGCGATGCGACCTTCCCTCCTTTCTGTTCCACTTGCTGATATAGCGCGACTGAAAGCGAGCCTTCTTCGTGTTCTGCACATCCTCATATTTCGTACCCATACCGACACCCATTTCAGCAAATCGCATATACTCGTTGAAGTTGAAAGCCATTGTTACCTTGCCGCTTTCTCCGGCTTCAATAATCTTTCCAGCAAACGACTTCACACCTTCGCCCGTGGAGTGCCACATTCCCATTTCCTTGCGCTTCTGATTCACCACGGCATAGCCATTATACACCTCCTTGGGATAGATGCACTGTGTCATGGTGTTCACCTCCAACTGATTGATGGTCTGTTGGAAGAAACGTGCCGCTACCCTACTAAAAGGGAACATCGGATTTTTGATAGGCTTACCCATATACCTTTCTCCTTACATGAAAGACAACCGCCCTACCCTCGCTTATATATATAAAGGATAGGGCGTAGCGTTGTCGTGATACAATTATGTCGCTTATTCCGTAGACGTGATGTATTTGCCGTTGCCGTTACAACCAAAGCGATAGAGCGGCTTGGTGCTGCGCCAGTCAACGCCGGCGATAAGCCACTGCCCCGAATAGAGGTCGGGCACCACGCCATAACTAATGCTGTCTGCGTCAATCGCCTTCAGTTCGGCAAGCAGTTGCGCGTCGTCGGCAAACGATCGGTTGGTTCTGGGACACTTTCCCGTGCGCTTCACCTCCAGCAACCACGACACCAAATCCTCGCAATACTCCACAAGATCGTTGGCCGCCTGTTCCAACTTCAATCCGTCGAAACGGCCAAGCGTCTGTGCCGAGTCTTTCACCTTGGATAGCATCCACACCTGGTGCGACACCTCCACTTTCTTTGCGTCGCGGAGTTCGCCCGTGGTGGTAACGCTTTGCAGCATACAAGGCGAATGGATAACATTTGCATTACGCGAAAAAATGTTTTCGAGGTCGATATAGCGTATGCGGAAAAACGACTGATCTTCCAATCGTCCACTTTCGGGTTTGTGCGACAGGGGCTTGTATATCGTTGCCCAGTGTTCAAGGATGTTGCTTATGGTCATTTCTGCTCCTCCTTAGTTTTGTTTTTGTGTTGTTATCCTGTTTTGATTATACAACAAAGGTACGGTGTTTCTTGTGCGGAGTAAGGACAAACAAGAGTGAGGGGTTCGGGGGTTGTCCTTATGGGGGATTGTGAATTAAGTAACTTTGGAGAAGAAAAATAAGAAACTATTATGTCAGCAATAACCGAAAATACACTTGCCCGCATCAACAAATGGCTATCCTACGGCACAAGCATTGAAACGGCTTTCCCCAAGCTGGAGCAACGCTACCGTATGCAGGTATGCGCCGAGTTTTACAAACGATGGACTCAAAACAAGGACATTGATCCGCGTACCGTCTGCCGCAACATTGCTCGACGCGACTACGAGCTGTTTATGAATCAGGCGGCACAGGGCAACAAAGAGGCGCAAGACATGGTGCTTGCGTTGCATATCACCATTGATGATGAGGGAAACATCAAGCCGCGCACCGTGACGGAGTTGAATAACGATGTGACGGTGTGCAACTACTTGATACGCTTTTTCACCACCGATGAGAGTCCGCGCCACAAGGCGATGTACCTCTCGTCTGCCGAATGGTTGATACGCACGGGCAAGCAGCAAAACAACGATCGTGCGGTGGATAAGGGTATGCAAGCCTTAGCCAACGTGTATGGCAACTTTCAGGAAGAGAAGGACGCTACCGATGAGATGCCGGATATGAGCCGTATTGCCATCACGCAGGATGTGAGCATCGTGAAGCGCGACCGCATCAACTACACCGAGGAGGAGAAGCTGCGTCTGGCCCGCAAGTATGGTCTTACGGCAAAGGATATGCGGGATATAGCCGAAGAGGAATCCCTGCAGGCTGTAGGCAAAGACACTGAGCCGGACTACTTCGAGTACATGGAGCAGAAGGACGATAAGGATGTGATTAGACACGGGTACATGAAAGAAAGCGAATTGACGGATTCGGAAAAGACGGATGATGCGGAATGAGTGAAAACAAAACAGAATAGAGATGAAAATAGGACTCATAGACGTGGACGGACGACACGGCAAAAAGAAATGGGGAGCTACGATATACCCTAACGTGGCTCTCGGCAAGATTGCCCGTTGACACACGATGCAAGGCGATGAAGTGGAATGGGCGCAACCTATCGACCTTTTCTGTCATGCTCATTACGACATACTGTATGCCAGCAAGGTTTTTAACTTTTCGCCAGACATCGACTTTCGCCAGTTCTCATACGACCGACTGGAGAAGGGTGGCACTGGCTACGACATCTATAAGCGTCTTCCCGACGAAATAGACCGACTGCAACCGCTATACGAGTTGTTCCCATGGGTGCCAAAGAACCATGCTTACGGCAAACTGACCGAGGGCTGTCCCAACAAGTGTTTCTGGTGTGTGGTGCCAAAGAAGGAAGGGTTCATCCGCCCGTACATGGATATAGAGGAGATAGCCATCGAGGGCAAAACGCACGTTGTGCTGATGGACAACAACATTCTTGCGGCGGGCGACTATGCCAAGAAGCAGTTTCAGAAGATAATCGACCTCGGTCTGCATATCGACTTCAATCAGGCGATGGACGCACGGCTTGTTACTCCCGAATATGCCGAGCTGTTAGGCAAAGTGAAATGGATAGACTCTCGCATCCGCTTCGGTTGCGACACCACGGCACAGATAGCGGAATGTGAACGAGCCATGAAGCTAATCAATGATGCAGGATTCCGTGGCGAATACTTTCTCTATACCATGATAGGCGGAAAGAACGACTTCCGAGAATGTTACCACCGTCTACACTACTGGTGGGAGCGACTGCAACGCTTCCGCAAGAACCATGAAGGCAGAGCCGTGTATGCCTACGCACAACCATACCGCAACCCTACAAATCCAAATCACGTCATCCCCGAATGGCAAAAGGATATGGCCCGATGGTGCAACAAGCGAATGATATTCTGCACCACCGACTTCAAGGACTTCATGCCAAGAAAGGGATTCAAGTGTGAGGGGTATCTGAAGAAGTACGGAATATAAATAACAACAATATTTTTAAGAATAGACATGAATATAGACATTACGCTTGCCGAAGCATTGGAGCGAGCTTCGGAAGGACTGCGAAAAAAGATGCTTCACTCGGTGGAGCTGCTGCAAAAAGCAGAGAAGATAGCCCTCAACTATGATGCCGAGAATGGATATTACTTGGCGTTTAGTGGTGGAAAGGATTCTCAAGCTCTTTTCCACATGACTCAGTTGGCGGGGGTGAAATTTCGCGGTCACATGAATCTTACGAGCGTTGATCCACCCGAAGTGATACGTTTCGTTAAGAAGAACTATCCCGAGGTGGAACTGCTAAAGCCTGGCAAATCTATCTTTCAGATTGCCGTAGAAAAGCAGATTCTGCCCACTATGCGTGTGCGCTGGTGTTGCGCTGAATATAAGGAAACGGCAGGTGCTGGCAAGGTAACGCTAATCGGCATCCGCAAGGCAGAGAGCGCACGCCGAGCCAAACGAAATGAGGTAGAAATAAATAACCGAAAGTTTAGTGGCAATCTTGACGGTCTGGACGAATATCGTCAGGAGCTGAAGGCTAAACGTGCTCGCCGTAAATCCAAGGAGCAAGGCGTGAATATCACTAATGCTGATGAAGAACAGACATTAAGCTGCATCCACGGCAAAGAGAGTCTGCTTATTTCACCCATCATTTATTGGACGGAAAAGGACGTATGGGAGTTTCTTAACGATGTGGTGAAGGTTCCGCATTGCTCGCTCTACGACGAGGGATGGCATCGCATCGGCTGCATCGGCTGCCCTATGTCGTCTGCAAAGCAGAAACGCATCGAGAATGAACGCTATCCGCATATCAAGCGCAACTGGATAAAGGCTATTAAGGCTATCCGAAACGGGGGGGGTATTCAAAAGAGAATATATTTGGTGGAACATCCGCAAGGACTGGATGCCTCTCAGAAACGTCAGAGGATTGCTCAGGACACAGGCGGCTACATCAAACATCCAGACCCGGAACATTGGAGACAAAACAGAGGTGTACGGAATATCGCAGCCCCAGGGTTTTCGTCCAGCTCCTCTTCTGACCGCTTGACGGAGGAGCAAGAAAACGAAATAGCGGAAAATATCTACGACTGGTGGATTTCGGGCAAATCATACAAACAATGGTATGCCGAGAAATTCCAACAGATGAAACTGGACTTTGGCGAATTATAAAACAATCACGATATGGCAAAGATCATTTATTTCGGAACAAAAGTAACGGCAAGGCAGGTCACTATCCTATGGGTATCGACAAAAATCTTACCCACAAAGAATGTAAAATATGGACTGAATGTGACAACGAGACGTGGATCAATAACATCTACAAGAATCCAGGTCGTCACTTGATAAAACATCACGGTGTTGTATATACCAACTATGCCGTGCCGTTCTCCGTAGATGATGAAAGGCGTGGGTCGCATACTGAAGTATTTTGGGAAGGAATACACTCCGAGGAGGAAATGATAGAGCTTATTAAAAGCAACACTTTCTTGAAAAAACAATTCAAAATGTAAGCGACAATGATAACAATAAAAATCAAGACATGGAAGGACAGGAAGAAGGACTTCATCGATTGGGTAAAGGAGCCAGGGCGCAAGACGTGCAAGGAGTATGTGGACTATATGGAGGCTTTACAAAAACAGACTCTCTACCAAATAATAGAGGACACTTGTGATAAATACAACAATATGCGTGAGGATCAAATCAAAGACATCACAGAAGCAGTAGAAAAATGCGTGGCTGCTTGTGCTGAAGAAACACGCAAGTTAATCGATGAATGTCAGCCCGCAAAATTCTTCTAAGACTGGAACTTTCATTATAAGCAACAAAAACTCTACACAACATGAATAACAACATAAAAAGAAAGGACTGGGTAGGCGGTTCGGCCGCTGTGTTCAAGACGTTGGGCGCAAGCAACCATACGGATGCGGATAGGCAGCGTGAGGATTATTACGCTACAGAGCCGAAAGCGACGGAATGGCTGTGCAAGCTGGAGCGGTTTGAAGGCAGGATATTGGAACCTTCGTGTGGCGAGGGGCACATGAGCGAGGTGCTGAAAAAGGCGGGGTATGAGGTGGTGAGCCGCGACCTTGTGGATAGAGGTTACGGCGAGGTGGCCGACTTTCTCGCAATAGACAACTTGGCGTGGGACGGAAACATCGTGACCAATCCGCCCTACAAGTATGCGCAGCAGTTTGTGGAGAAGGCTCTGAGCATCATTCCCGAAGGAAAGAAGGTGGCGATGTTCCTGAAACTGACTTTCCTTGAAGGCAAGGCGCGACGCGCTCTCTTCCGTTCTACTCCCCCCATTCGTGTTTGGGTAAGTTCGTCACGACTGAAATGTGCTCCCAACGGAGATTTCAATGCTATTGTTGGCAGCGCAGCGGCATACGCATGGTTCGTATGGAAGAAAGGGTATAAGGGCGAAACAGCTATAAAATGGTTTAACTGATAGATTTACAAAATAACAAAGCATGGTAGAACTGAATAAGATATATAACGAAGACTGTCTGGAAGGGATGAAAAGGATTCCAGACGGGAGCGTGGATTGCATCGTGTGCGATTTGCCGTATGGTGTTCTCAACAAACAGAGTGAAGGAGGGAAATGGGATAGCATTATTCCGCTTGAGTCATTATGGAAAGAATATCTACGCATAGCAAAAAACAATGCAGCGATTATTCTTTTCTGTCAAGGTATGTTCACTGCACAACTTATGGTGTCGCAGCCGAAACTTTGGAAATATAATCTTATTTGGAGCAAAAACAGAGCAACGGGCTTTTTGAATGTCAACAAGATGCCTCTGCGCTCGCATGAGGATATTGCAGTATTCTATCGGAAGCAACCTATCTACAACCCTCAGATGGTAAAATGTGCGCCACATAAACGAAACCATCACAAGGGTGATGGTTCTCATAGTTTGAAGCGGGGGTGTTACGGCGACCATAAAGAAGTGCCTACTATCGTATCAGACGAAAAATTTCCAAAGAGCATTATCTGCTTCGATAAGGAACATTCAGCCGACACCTTCCACCCCACACAAAAGCCAGTCGCTCTTATTCAGTACCTCATCCGTACCTATTCCAACGAGGGTGACACCATATTAGACAACTGCATGGGCAGCGGCACCACTGCCATTGCTTGTATAAAAGAGAAACGCAATTTCATCGGCTTCGAGCTCAATAAGGAGTATTACAACAAGGCTTGCAAGCGCATCAAGTTGGAGCAGGCACAACTCTCTCTATTTTAATATAATCAACACAAAAACAACACATGAGTAACAACCGACACAAATACTTCAACAAGGTGCCGCCGTTCAAGCCGGACCCCGAACATTACACACGCAAGCAGCACTCGTGGAAGGCGAAGGAGGCCTACGAGACCGAGGATGATGCTTGGGAATATCTCAACCAGAACCCGAAGCTACTGGCGCAGGGCATGACAGTGTACCGGTGCAGAACGTGCCAGAAATGGCATGTAGGACATAAGACGCACAGCGAATAAGGAACACAACACAAAATCAGGATAACAACAATGCAGCAAGCACATAACATTTACTTAACTAAATTCCAGCAGCAGTCGCTATACATGGGAGCCAAGGATGAGCGAGTGATTGCTGCCCGCCGTGTGGGTAAGACCGACGGATTGGTGGCTCCTTACGTATGGACGGCAAGCAACTCCATGCCTGGTATGCTCGGCGCATGGGTGGCAGTGTCGCGCCAGCAGGGCTTCGGCAAGACCATACCGAGTACGATGGCGGCCATGGAGCGAATGTTCGGCTTTACGCAGGGCATTCACTTCGGTTGGGGACGACCACCGAAGCACGCTCGCGAGAGTATCTTCAAACCCAAGAACTACGACAACTACATCTGGTTGGCGAATGGTGCGGGATGGGTGCTTATCTCCCTCTCGCAGACCGCCTCTGCCAACTCTTACACCTTCTCGGCCATGGTGGGCGACGAGGCGAGATTCTTTCCTTACAAGAAAGTGACCGACGAGTTGATGCCGGCGCTTTCAGGACAGACGCACCCCTTGGGCGACATCAACTTCTCCGACCACAACCCAATGTACAAAAGTACACGCTTCCTCTCGGATGCCTCGCTCACTGCCAAAGGTTCGTGGTTGGAGAAGGAGGAGGAGAAACTGGACATGACGGTGGAGACGGGTCCATTCAAAGGCAAGACCTACCGATGGGTGCAGGAGCAGTTGGAAGATTACGCCAACAAGGTGATACGCTACAACGACCTGCTGTATAACGCCAAGAAAAACAGTCACTCGGTGCGTGTGGTACCGAAGGAGTTGCGCACGATGATCCGTGCCGTGGCTCTGAAGATGATGAAGCATGAGGGGCAGTTCCGCATTATGCCCAACCATGGCCAACACGTCACGAAAGGCATGGTGGAGATGGCTGTCAACTATAAACTCATTCCGCAGGAGGATGCCGAACTGATTTACGATTACGAATACCTTATTACGCCGGAAGAGGATTTCGAGATGCAGATGTTCCAGCGCTCAAAGAAATTCTCTGAAAACTATCTGCGTGAACTGCGCCGTGTGGCTTTCTGTGTGCGCCGTGCGTCATCGCTCGACAATGTGGACATTTTGGGTGAGGATTACATAAGGCAGATGCGCCGCGATTTGCCTCCGATGACCTTCGCCATTTCAATTCTCAACGTCAAAGTAAAGAAGTCAAACGATGGCTTTTACTCCAACCTCGACATCGATCATGTTCACGGATATATCCCCGACGAGATAGACCCCTTATCGTCTGCAAAATTTTCCACGCAAAAGGTGTCGGGCATCATCGGTGGAAAGAAAGTCACGAGCGAGAGTTATCAACCCGACTTCAAGGAGTTGGGCGAGCGAAACGACTCGCGCCAGGATTCCGACTGCATCAACTCCCTTCCTTTATATATAGCCCTCGACTATAATGCCAATATTAATACGTTGGTGGTTGGCCAGATGTATGAGCGTGACGGCATGGAATGTCTGAACGTTATCAAGAGTTTTTATGTGAAGAACGAGCGAAAGCTGCGCGAACTGATAGCCGATTTTTCGGATTATTATGCTCCCAAGCGGGCCATCAACCGCGACGTGACGTATTTCTATGATTCTACGGCAAAGCAGGGAGCATCCTACGCTTCGTCAGACGAGCGATTCTATATGACCGTGATTGAAGAGTTGGAGAAGCACGGGTGGAACGTGACGGCCATAGATATGGGCGCTCCTGAGAAGCACGAGGTAAAGCACAAGATCATCAACGACGGCTTGGCTCACCTCTCCTACCCTGCCATCCGCATCAACCAGCCGAACAACCCCGACCTTATCATCGCCATGCAGCTCTGTGAGGTGCAGATTTCGTACAAGGGATTCCACAAAGACAAGAGTCAGGAGAAGAAGCCCGAAAGCGAGGACACGCTGCCCCTGCAGCAACGTACCGACTTCACGGATGCCTTCGATACGCTGTACTTAGGTTGCAAGTTCTTCCGTGTCGGTGGCGGTTGGTTTGTGCTGCCGAGCGGCAGATAAACAACGAACAATGAAAAGAAAAACGAGGGATAGGCGTTATCGCAACGGCTATCCCTCTTACTTATTAAACTTAAATCCATACTATATTGTATTCATCCTAAAATCGTTCTCACTTACACATTTTCCTCACGACCATGCAAAGGTCATCCACCACCATTTGCCTATCTTCACCATAGCTGACGCAAGCCTCCGTGATTTTGTTTGCCACCAGTCCGAGCACCACGGCATAGTCTGCTGGGCGCATCGCTCCATCTTTCTGAAGCACCGTGAGCACCTCGTTGGCTTTTTGAAGAAGTTTCGCTGTATCTCGTTTCATCATTCATTCCTTTCCTTCTAAACAAAAATCTCCAAGCTGCGAAGCCTGCTGAAACTCATAATGGTGTATGTTTTCAAAGTTCATAGTGTTGTCGGGGAAACCGTTGTATTTCTTGCAGTGGATTCTCATTTCTCCTCTTTTGCCGCTGAACTGAAAATCCAGAATATCCTCTGCTGCAACAACTGTGTAGTTTCTTTCGTTCACATCGGCATACACAACAAGATACCACGGGTCATTATTCCCCGTTAGGTCTTGCTCGGCTCTTGTGTTCCATGGTGCAGGCGGCGTGGGCGAAGCAAACTGCTGCTGATGAAGCGGTGATCGCTTGTTTCTGAAAACTCTGCACACGCAATAGAGGTGCGTGATAGCAAAAAGCGCCACGGCCAAAATAAAAAAGTCAATCCAATAGTTGAATGTTCCATAAGTCTATAGTTGGAGCGTATCGTTACATAAAATCGAAGTCTGCCATTTCGTTTGCAGCCTGGAGGTCATAACTCTCCACGTCTTCAATCACCATGTCCTCGCCATTAAATTGCTTCACAACGAGTCGGCGTTTCTCAGCATCGGGGTGCACCGAACGGATATTATTGTTCGAGATCCAGATAGGCTGGCCCTCTGCTGCAGTATAGACCACAAGATACCAAGGACCGGTCATATACTTCTCCAACACCATTGCTATCTTGGATGTAGCAACTGTCGAAACCTTGTCGATGACCTTCTCAATGGTCTCGTCGATAAACTCCTCCTTATGCTTTGCACCGAACTTGTCAATCCATGCTGCAAAGATTGTAAACAGCAGGATAAGCAGAATGATGATTAACGCTGAAATAATTGATGTCATAATTGTTTTTGTTTTAATTGTTAATAATATTATTTGTTATTACTTCGCCTTAAAGTTATATATCGGCTTAATGCGCTTCACGATGTTCACGGTGTCGCCTATCAACGCTTCTATTTCCTCTGCCGACTTATACGCCATTGGAGCTTCGTCGATTGTGGCCTCGCATACCGATGTAGAGTAGATGTCGTGCATCTGTTGGCGGTATTCGTCCATGCTGAGCTGCTTCTTGGCAGCCGAGCGCGACATTAGTCTGCCTGCGCCGTGGGGAGCCGACTGAAGCCAGTCGTTGTTGCCCTTGCCAGTACACAGCAGCGAACCGTCGCGCATGTTCAGAGGGATAATCAGAGGCTCGCCCTTCTTTGCGCTCACAGCTCCCTTGCGGATAATGCCGAAGGTGTCGATGTAGTTGTGCATGGTGGTGAACACACGACCTGTAGACTTTAGTTCAAGACCTTTGATTATGGTTTGCGCCATAAGAAAACGGTTCAAGTCGGCATAATGCTGACACAAGCGCATGGCATCATAGTAATCGCCAAGCGTGGTACCGCTAATGTAGGCCATGTCTTTAGAAACGGGTTTCAACCGGCGCAGCGCATCGTTTATCTCGCTCTGTCTGCCCTGAGCTTTCAGTTCGGAAATGATACGTCCACGTTCCTCACTGTTGTTGCATTGTCTTGATGCCAACTGCTGAAAATGTCGGCATATCTTTACGCCTAAATTGCGGCTACCCGAATGTACTACAAGATACTTGCGTCCTTCGTCGTCCACGTCAACCTCAATAAAGTGGCTGCCACCGCCAAGGGTGCCGAGCGAACGCAGTACATAGTCGAGGTCAAAATATTGCTTCCACGGAGGCAAAAAACACCATATTTCATTGTGCATAAGGGAAACCATCTCTGACGACAAACGCTTCTCATGCACATTGAATCCGCTTGGAATGTTGTCGTTGATGATACGGTCGAGAATCTCCATATCAATGTTGGCAAAGCCTAAATCCCACACGAGCATACCGCAACCGATGTCAACGCCCACGGTGTTGGGCACCACTTTGCCGCGGGTCTCAATCACGGTGCCTACGGTGCATTCCTTTCCGGCATGGCAATCGGGCATAATGCGAATCTTACAGTCGCGGTAAGCCTCGCTCTCTGCCATCTGCCTTACTTGCTCCTGGGCTTCAGGTTCAATGGTCTTTGCAAAAATCTTTAAGTCGCTCATTGTTCGTTATTCTCTATAAATCCGTTAATAAAAAGAAATGTGCAGTGGTTGAGTTTTCCTTCTCCTCGCTCGTCTGCACCAGAGCCCGTTAAATACGTTGGACGGAGTGGCGACATGCGACACACTGAGTACGGTCCTTTGGCCTTCGGAATGAGTTTTTTTGTTTGGCTACAACCGTTTAAGAAGCGTGCAGCAGCGGTAGTCGAACGCTTTTCCTTCGTAGCCCAACCTTTCATACCATTGCAACACCCATTGGGGAGAGTCGCGTCCATCCCACGATATAGCGACGGTCGCTATGCCGCAGCGCTTCAGTTCCCTTTCGGCTGTCTCCATCAGGAGTTTTGCCACCCCACGGCCACGGTGCCGTTCGCCCACCCACAGCGAATAGACGAGAGCGTCAGCCTCGCCATCCAAGGGCTTGTCTTCGGTGCGCTTGGGGATGAACACCTGTATGCTGCCATGATGCTGCTCGTCGGTAATGAGTATGTGAGTGGAGTCTTCCCAATGCTGATGTTGTATCATAGATGAAATGTTGTTTTTGTTTGTCACCAGACGAAACAAATGAAAACGATGTTAGTCTCATTCGTTCAGTGATATGTGCAAAGATAGGTGTTGTCGGCGATATGGAGCGGACATTCTTACAGCTCCACCAATACCTTAATCTCTCTATCACCCCCCCCTTGTGTATGCAGCGTGGGCGATATTCCCTGAGCGGAGTACACGCGGCGGCTCTGCTCAAACATGCGGTCATAGGGTGGCGTCTGCATCATGCCGACTACGAGGGTTTTTGTTGGTGTCATTTACTCTTCGCAAAAATTACGGAAGCTTCTGCAAGTCTTCTGCTGCAAACCACACCAACATCCTTTAAAGTACTTAGGTAGGAGTTACATTTTTTGCAGTACTCAGGACATACTTCTGGATTGCCAGACCCATAAGAACATAATGTGCCATTAGCCATATACAGATTTTTGTCTCGCAGAAACGAGCTGACTGCTATCAAGCACGTCTTCAAATTGTTGTTTTCAACCTCCAGTTTGTCGCAATGGTCGCGCATCTGCATCATTTCGCCGAGCGTCTGCCTTGACTGGTCTTCGTCCTTACGCTTCTCCATTCCACGCAACTGACGTGCTACGTCGTTGTAATCCTCCACAAGCTGATGCACACGCTGCACCAGCTCTATGTTCTCTGCCTTTAGGTCGGCTATGATGTAGGCAAGTGCCTCCATACGGTTGTTTTCTTCTGGTTTCATTGTCTCTGTTGTTTTTATGGGGTTTGTTACATTTTTATTCATACTCTATCAATATTGTGGGTGCTTTGCATTGTGATGTTGTATTGCTTGCTATGTTCGCCCATCCTTCTCTTGCGTAATGAGAGGTCAGAACGCAACAGATACCTGACGGACAATTTTGTATGTACTTATTCATACTCTATCAATACAATGGTGTGCTGTCCGTGCTCGTCGTAGAGCCCTGCCCATCCGTCGTAGCGTGCGGACAGGGCGGTGGAGTACCCCCGACGTGGGCAGAGGCGAGAGAGGCGTTGCACGAATGGGGTTTGATTATTCATACTCTATATATGCCATATTATCCTTGCCTACTGACGTAAGCGTGTTGGTCGTACCCAACGCATTTATCTCCATGCGCTGACGGAAACGACCGCAGGAGGGATGCTTGCGGTCGGACGGATTGTCGGGGTCACGGCCTCGAAAGGCTGCTATGCGAAAGTGTAGCATAGGAGGTTGTCTTTTGTTACTGTTGTTATCGAATTACTCCACGGCCACGGACTGGGGCGATGCAGTTTGTCTTGGTATTTGCACCCTCCACACGGTCGTGTCGGCATCCGCGGAGCCATGACTTGAGTTTGATGTAGCCTTTGGTGTCGCCATACTTGATGTTGGCTTCGCGCCACTCTACATAGTCGTCGTAGCTGACGCCGTGTTCGAGAATGAGCACCATTTCTTCGGGCGTGAGGAAGTCGGTATCGCCGAAGTCGCAGATGCCTCCTACCTCGTCGGCTACCCAGTAGGGTGAGCGGGAGGTCTCGAAGAGTTGGTCGTTGACAAGGTTGACCAAATTGCGACAGGCCATATCAAAATTGGCGAGAGCACGGCCTATCTCTACGTTTTTGTCTTTTTCCATTTTTTTTGTTTTATGGGTTACTCAAATTCATATACTATATGCGGTGTGGTGTTGCCGAGTCCGTCGCGAGGGTCGGCAATACCTCTTCCGACCATTGTCGTCACGGCATTGGCTATCTGCTTGCGCGGTCTGCTCTTTACGAGGCCCTTGCCGTCCTTGCCGCTGCGTACCCAGCCAATGTAATACTTGTCAGTCATACTCTATCAGTATTTTCGGTTTATCCACATCGTGACCCTTACCTCCCCCGGCTATGCACAAGGCTATGCCGTGTGGTGACACGATGATGCCGTTCTGCGAGGGACTGTAAGAGCCGAGGATGATAGGGCGAGGGTTGTTATTCATATTCTACTATCAAACAACAATGTGGTATGGCAAGGGCAAAGAGGAAGTCTCGCACACCAGCCTTAAAATAGTGGGAAGTAATTGCAGGCGCAATCGTACCCCCCCATTTTGTATTGCGTGACACGGGTTGGTTTTCTTCATAATTCTACTGCTACAAAGAACACGTCGCTGCAATCGGTGCGCGACATGATGGTTATTGCTATGCCGTGAAAGGCTCCGTTGCAGCGTTCTGCACTGAACATCGAGGCAGGGCAGGTGAGCAACCTGCCACCCATAATCATATCAGCTATGATATGGATTACACGGTCGGGTGGGTTGTCAGTTCGCATCCTTATTCCTCTCCATATTCTCCTTAAACATCTTGTAAAAGCCGCGCCAATATTCCACGTCCAGTTTCTTTGGGTTCTCCTTGAACTTTTCGTAGAGACGGGCGATGGTTGGGCGACGATAGCTCAGCTCCTTCTCGTTCCACTCAATGCCTTCGTCCCATCCGTCGTGACGCTCCATGAATATCTGAAGCACGGTCTTGAGGAACATCGCTGCCTCGTGTGTCGGTGGCAGGTCGAACTGCATGAATAGGGCGTTGTCGGAGTCGTTAGCCTTGAGAAACTTGCTCACGGCATCGTCTTTTAGGAAATAACGGTCGGCTACCTCATTTTCCAACACGTCCTCCAGTCGGGTGCGCAGCTCGAAGGGTTCGGGAAACTGATAGTCGAAGGCTACGTCTTTGCGCATGGAAATGCAGAACACACGATCGCGGTTTTGTGGCACACCATAGTTCTTTGCGTTGAGTCGCGCCCAACGGCTCACATAGCCGAGCGAGGAGAGTTTGTCGAGCCACTTCTGAAAGTCGGGCATGAACTTCGAGCTTACCAGTGCCGCCACGTTCTCCTGCAAGAGATATTTCGGGCGCAACACCTCCACGGCATCTGCCACTCGCCAAAGCAGGGCGCTTCGTGTGTCGCTGCCCTCTTTCAGTCCCATTTGCTTTCCGGCTTGGCTGATGTCCTGGCAAGGCGAGGAATAGGTGAAGATGTCAACCTCGCGCCCATGGAGCGAGCGTTTCACCTCATGCCAGTCAATCTTGGTGATGTCGCCAAGGGCGCAGTCGGCAAACTGAGGGAAGACGAGGTTGTGCATCTGACAGGCGTATTTGTCGATGTCGCTCCATCCTACGCATGTCCATCGGAAGTCGGGATGCCACTCGCATAGCACGTCGGCTGCCATGAGCTGCGAGTCGTAGCCGGAGAACGTGGTGAGGAAAAGATTTTCCTTACCACGTTCTCCGGCTGTTGGTGGCATGGCGGGCAGCGAGTCATCAAGGTCGGCGAAGAGCGTGAGCTGTTCCTGCTTGCGGGGCTTGGGCGGTGCGGGATAGAAAAGTTGCTCGTAGATGTGGGCCAACACGTCCACCACGATTGAGTTTCCGGCTTGCTTGTACTGCTGTGAGGCAGATATAGCCATGTCTTCGGGTTTGCCCTTGCCCTTCCAGTCGGGCAAACGTTCGGCTGCTTGGGCATTGCTGCTCTGCATCGTGCCGATTACGTTGTCGCGAACGCCCATCAAGCGGAAACACTCCTTTGGCGTGAGCTTACGGATAGCATAGCTCTTGATGGTGCGGTCGGTGAAATTGAGTTTTGTGATCATATTGTCTTTGCTTTATTCATATTCTTCAATCAGAAATACATTTTGCTGCCACGAATTGATTGTCAAGGTCGGGCAAACGTCAGTGCCTAATCTACCTCCGTCGTTGTAGCCACGAGGATATTGGTAGAGGTCGTATTTAGTCATATACCTTTACTATTACAGGCGTTTGCCCCCCCTAATCCCATTGCAGACGTAAGAGTAAAACATTCGCCATCAAGCGAGCGAGGCGTTATCAGACCTTTGGCTTGCATGTTCTGAAACACCATGGTCTGCTCCACCTTTTTCACCATTATTGATATTGCCTTTGCTCTAAGCATATTCAAGTCATAATTCAACAAACACGCACGCCCCTCCGCTTGCTGCGGTCAGAGCGTTCACCAGCTTACCCCCCCCCCCAACCGTCCTGCTGCGCCTTAGAGCCGAGGAGGAATAGCTGAGGTCGGCAGCACCAGGGCAAGGGCAGTCGGTATAGCCCTGCTCGGTGGCTTGGCGTATGCGAAGGAACGTCTCGCCCTTGCGGTCAACAATCTGAAGGAAGGGTCGGTCAGAGGTGGAGTAGATGCGGTAGAGCGAACCGTCGGGATAGCGTCCGTATAGCTTGCCGTCCTTGGTGATGGTGCCGCGCTTGTAGCGGGGCGTGTGAGGGTTAATCATATTCTGTCATTATTCGCCATCCGTGCCTCGGCGCAGGATTGCCCCATTGCTGGGTAACGGTTCCGATGGAGTTGCCGTCCCAATGAATGCGCTGATGAAAATCATCGAATGGGTGTTGCTTAGTCATATTCAATCATTATACAGTGAGGGCATTTGTAGTCGGTGGCTCGTAGAGCAGGCGAGAAGTTACCCCCCCATCCTCGCCATTCGAGCTTATGGCCAAACGGATGCACCGAAATCTTAATGTCAGTCATTGTTTTGTTACTTACTTATTCATCCACATTATACTTTCATTTCCGGATTAAATTTTACTATTTTAAGGGCGAGCCGTAGTTCGTGAACGTACTTTACATGACATAAGAGTGCATAGCCTGTCACGTTGTAATACTTTATGAATATTGCCCAAGCGTATTTTTTTCGTTCTACAGCCAAATATCTGGCAAGGGAACTGCCTGCTCTGACTTTGATTGGCCTTGTGAAGTATTTGCCTTCGACTTCTTCCTTAAAGTCATTATTGCGAAGTATTTCGGGCGTGATGGGCACGCCATCGATGTTGCAGCACCATGTCCCCCAGGGACCGTCGTCTTCGTCGTTGACAGCCTTCAGACTGACGACTCCCTTTTTGTCATTAAACTGTCGGTCGGGATGGATTTCGGTAACGATGCACAATGTGTCTTTCGGAAACATGCAGTCTTTGTTTGTCTGCACAATGTCGCCTATTCTAAGGTCTTCTGCTTTAATCATTGTCGGCCTCCTTTTCTTCTTCAGTCTTAAAGTATTCGCCATCCTTCAATGTCTTAGCCTTAAACTTAATTGTTCTCATATCTATAAATACTGTTATGTTCGACGGTTAGACTTACGTTTAGGGCGACGGTTAACCATCACAAAACGACCATGGTCATAGTCGTCTTGTGCGGTTTTATATACATTTCCGTTGTGGTAGTTCAAATGATACATATATCCGTTGCCCGGATAAATCCAAAGAGTCGTTCCTCTTGCAGCCTCGAATATCTGCCCAAGCGTGTAATTCATTCGCCACCGATTGCGAAAAACCTTGTTTCTAATTCTTGCTTTCATAGGACTATACAGATGGTAAATTCAACTTCTCCTGCCATTCCTTATCGTGGATGGAGCCTACAATCTCTACATCGCCTTTATAATCGTAAAAAACGACTCCATATAACGACCATGTGCTTTCGCTTACAGGGTTGGCATACACCACATCGAAGCAGTAACCACGCACACCGTCAACAACATGACCGATAACCTTGCCATTGTGGGCGAGTATATCACCGTCATATATCTCCTTGCCGTTCTTGTCTTTCAGTCCAGTGTTATTGCCAACAGTCTCTGGGTCAACCTCATACCCACCAACCATTGTACGAGGCTCTAAGCCAGTTGCTGTTACTTTCTGGTTGTGAACCAAGTCACCATATCGCCAAGCATCAGTAAAGATGTCTTTGCCACGAAATTTAATTGTTCTCATATTATCATTTATATTGAGCGCCGTAAAACCCATAGGTCTTTAGCCTGTAGGTAGTTTACTGCTTGTTGAATTTTCTGTAATTGTACTTGCTTATTAGCATTGCCGCCTTTTTGATTCGATGGTCTATTCTTGTTTGAGTTACCAAGGTATCAACCAACCTGTCATACCAATAGGGGGCAAGGCGGTCTGTCCTCGTGTTCATTATTTTCTTTGCCAGTCTGATTTTCATGCGTTTTTTTGTTTAAGTAATCCTTAATCGTGAGGCGTAGGTGTTTTGCCTCGTCTCGCAAGAGCTTGTTTTCTTCTTCGAGCTGTGCTATGAGGTGGAGGTATGACAATTCGCTAATCTTGTCCATCGTCGCAATATCCACTTGCCTTGTGTTTGATTCTGTAAGGTTTTGCCATAACTATATCTTTTTGAGTTTAATCTTTATTGCCTTTAGATGCCTCTCGCCACCTGCCCAGTAACATGAGCGTCTGAGGTAAAAAGGCTGACCTTTGAGCCAAGGGAACTTCCTGTAAAAGGCTTTCCATTTGGCTCTTCCAGCGGTCAGAGAGGGAACTTCGATGCTGCTTCTTATGTAGCAACTACCGAAAACTAAGGTATTATCACACGCGTTACTATCCATCGTTGCCTCCTTTCCGCAGGTCTTTAACAAGCAGGGTGCAATCAGTCCCTAACCGTGTGTCTTTATAGCCTTGTCTAAGATACCATTCGAGCGTCCATCGTGGGGTTGCCTGTTCTTCCCATTCGAGAGCCACCACGCGGCAGTGATGGTCATGTGCGAGCCGTTCGGCCTGTTCGAGAAGTCCCTTGCCGATGCCGCGCTTGCGGCAGGATTCGTCAACGTAAAGGGCGTAAATAAGGGCGTCCGCGTGATATTCGTCTTTTAGCTCCTGCTGGTTGAACACGGCTACCTGCACGGATGCGTTGTTGATGCTATCAGTTATGAGTATGTGGTCGCTCCAAAACCACTTTTGATATTGTACCTTGTTGTTGCCTGTGGCTTTTTCCTTAAGTTCTACGGGTTCATCCGCCCATGACAGCTTTTTCCCGATAAGCGTGCCTATCGTACCGTGGGGCAGCTCTACCGAGTAGCCACGGTAATAAGCATAGCCTGTGTCATCCTCGCGTTCGTCATGTTGAGGATACCACCTATCGTATTCTTCCCCAGCATACAACCCCCACACGTGGTCTTTGTCTTCCTGCGTGTTGCCTCTAAACGGCCGTACATCGAAAACTTTTTCCGTACCGTCCTTGTCTACCGCTAACCATGCCATAATTGTTTACATTTATGCCCGAAGGCGTTAAACTTCTTATCTCCTTACTGTGGCAAGATGTCATCGACATATAGCCACTTTACGATTCTGTACTTCTTGACATATTCCCTCCACTCTATAAGAGGCCCGGCAATGTCTATCTCAAAGGCAATATCATTGTCATCGTCGAGAAACTGTGTCATAATCCACTTGGAATGTTTCGGTTGCTCATTGGCGGGATGCCATAAGTCCCTCAAGAACCCTTGTATCGCCTGTTCCCTATTATTGTGCTTTTTACTGTTCATGGCTTTGTTTTTTTATGTTCAATGGGCATGTTGGGCTCGGTGGCACTGCCCTCGACCAATTTGAATGCCACGTTTTTTTTATCATTGCGACGCGTGGCCTGGCATTTTATGCGGTAGCAGCAATCTACGCGGAGGTCGTAGTCAAGCTTGGCGAAGAAGCAATCGTCGCAGCCTCCCTCGGAGACCTGCAAGGTGATGCGCGTGCCTAACTGTATGTCGTCGGATATTTCCATTTTCTTTTTTGTTATAAACTAAATAGACTTTATGGATGTGATAGACTATCATAGACAAGATAGACCATAAGCCTTTGGCAGCTTTTTGATTATATCGCTACCGTAAGCGTCCTTGGTGAGCTGGACGAACTCTCGGACGGTGGTCTTGTCGCTAAGCGAGATGCCCCTGCTATTCGCGAACGACTCCCTGCCCATGCGGCAACTGCCCGTGAGCACATGATGGTAAACGAACAGGTCTTGATTGCTGTACTTCGTGTCGTAAGAGGGGAACTTTCGTTTGAACGCCCGTATTCTTTCTTCCTCGGTGCTGTCGTCGTAGAGCTTCTCTTGAAGGGACGCGAAAGCTTCACGCAATGTTTTCCCGTGAGCGAAGTGATTATTATCCTTGGCAATATAGCACGGCACCAATTTCGTGTTATGTTCAAGGATGAAGCCTTGCGCTACATTGCCATGGGTGGAGGTTATAATGGTTCTCGTGTTGTCAATCACATACACCGCGTGCCCATTGATTTCTTTCACGCCGCCACAGCCATCGCCTTTGCCATTGCCACTGCCATCGCCATAGCCATTGCCACAGCCGTTGCCTTTGCCATAGCCACTGCCATCGCCACAGCCATTGCCACTGCCACAGCCACTTCCATAGCCACAGCCACTTCCATAGCCACTGCCACTGCCACAGCCATTGCCACTTCCATAGCCACTGCCACTGCCATAGCCATTGCCACTGCCATAGCCACTGCCATCGGAAACTTCATAGTCGGTGTCTTGACTGTCATCCACCGATAGAAAAGACTTAACTTGTTTTATCGTTAATACTCCCATACCTCGATTTTTTCAAGATTTTCAATAGCCTTGTCAGTGCAAGGAATTATCTGACAACAGCGGTTAAGCACCATGGAGGCCACCACGGGGCTGACACGACCGTCTTTGATGCCATCGTTGGCAATTTGAGAAAGGCAAGAAGCGCCCTTCCATATACAGATGTTGCGCACGTTCTCCACGCGCACGATGTCGTTATCGACCTCTGTGACGGTCCCGAAATACACACCCGCGTCATAGCTTCGCACGATGCACTTTTTGTTGAGAATGTCTTGATACATGATTGTTGTTGTTTTGTGAGTTGATTATGTTGGTTGTAATTTTTTTGGGGGCTCAATGGGCGTTGGGGGCACATTGGGCGGTGTGGTTACATCTCGCTAAACCCAGAGTCGGTGAGCTCGCGGATGGCTTTCTTGGCGCATCCCTTGGTGCGGAAGATGTCGTCGGCGAAGTCGTTGACGGTGGCGACACGGCTGTTGATGAGCGTCTTGCCACGGACGAGACGTTCGGCCCATTGATTGAATGACATCTTGATGTTCTCGAATTCATCGTCGGTGAACTCCACACGGGCAAGCTCTGGGAAGAAGTCCTTGTGCGCGCTGCCCCACAGTTTTTCCACTGCTGTGAGGTCGAAGGCGCGGAAAAGGCTTTGCCATTCGGATAGCCGGCCTCCCCATTGCCTCGCCACGGCCTTAATAGCGTCGGCATGGCACTCGGTGGCCACGTTGAGCGACATGAACGCTCCCATGCTCCACGCCGCGGCCTCGGCGTTTCGGATGACGTTCTTCTCGTAGACGATGCGGAGCTTGTTGATAAGGCAGGTGAGGAATGACTTATTTTCTTGATACGCCTTGAATCCGAAGGATGCCCAGAAGTCGTAGTACTGTTCATCGGTCATGTCCTTAGCGTAGAAGCTACGTGTCTCCTCGGTCATGTCGGCGACATGGAAGAAGCGGTTTGAGGATGTGTAGATAAGGTTGCGCTGGTAGTTTTTGAATGCCTTGAACGCTCGTTTGTAGCCATAGCCAGCGGTATCGCCTCCCTTTACCTGCTGACGGAAGCGAGGCAAAGGCTTTAGGTGTTCGTAAGCGTCGAGGCACGCCGCCCACGCCGCGTTGTTGGCGCAGCCGTCGATGAGCTTGACAAGAGAGGAAGCTTGCACGACGGCTTGCAGCCACTTGTCGTATTCATCCTCGGTGTGTTGAGAGACTGTCAGCCGGATGTGAGAGGTGGGTCTTGTGTTTATGCTTTGCTGTTGCTGTGTCATAGTGTTTTGTTGTTGGAAGTTGTGCCCGTATCAGGGAACGTTAGCCCATACCCCACTAAGCACCTCCTCAAAGGGAGTGTCTTTACTTCGTCAATTTCTCGTCAACTTTGATAAGATTTTGCAGCATGGAATAGCACTCCATGGAAATCTTTCTTTTCTCCTCTTCGTTGGCGAGGTGAAAAGTTCCCACAAATGCCGTTGCATTGAATTGCGCCGCATTCTGTTGAAAGAGGAGGTAGGCCTCGAAACGACGGTCGCCACAGAGTTTCTTGAACACGGCATAGCGATCTGTAAAGTAGTTAGAGACGAGTACATCGCCATCCTTCCACTGTGGCCATGAAAGCTCTATCTCTTTGTAGTTGTCCATGACAATCAGCGCAACTTCTGAACCAATAAGAGCATAAGTAATCTTGTTGTCGTGATTGATAAAATAGATATGGTCGTCGTCGTCGCATATACTCTCTGTGGCTGTTGCTCCGAGCCTTGTCAGGAAGTCTATAACTTCGCTGCCATGACCTTTGTCTCCTCTAATATAAACTCTCTGTTTTTCTTCCATAATTGTTAGAATTTATTACTTTGCTAATTTACCAAGCTTATCTTCATTCCTTCGAAGCTGTCTTCATTATATATCTTATTCAGTTCAATCATTCGTCTTAGAATCCGTGTTGTTGTCAATTCCTAAAATCATTCCTCACCACCCACACGCTCAGTCCTATGTTGAGCAGGAGCATGAGGATGATGATGCCCCAATATTGCTTGTCGCTCAGTTCTACCGAGAGATACTTGAAGTCGGCGAAGTTCTTGCGCTTCCATTCCTTCTGCACGATAGGTTTTATGTACGAGGCAAAGGCGCAGAGGTCGAGGCGGTGCGACATAAACCAGTCGCGGCTCTTTATCGAAAGCACCGGCGAGTCACACCAAGAGAAGGCATCGCTCCACACCACGCGGTTACGGTTGTCAAGACCTACGCACACCACAAGCTCGTTCTTATTGCCACCCTGCCAGTAGGAGCGTTGGCGGTCGGCAATGGATAGCGGCTTGTTGCGATAGAAGAGCAGATAGAGGCGAAACTCCTTCTTCGGGCCGTACTGGGCATTGAGCACACGGATGGCTCGCTCCTGACGGGCAGAAAACTTGGCTCCGATGATAGGGCATTGGTCGCGCAGATGAATGTCGGGATAGTCGTAAAGTCCGATGCGCCGAGCCTCCTTCTTGCTGATGTCCTCAAACTTGAACACCGAGTGCGAAGCCTTCACCTTGTTCTCGTATTCATGACTGCGGGTCACGGTGTAGAGCTGGGCGATCTGTCCGTTCCACTGATATTCGTAGGCATCGCCATCACGGGTGTAATAGTTGCGGTGCATATCCACAAACACCGACGGAGCCTGTAAGCGGTCTTTCATTGCCGAAAACTCCTCATTGGAACACTCTCGCTCACGTCCCGAATGGTCGTAATAGGTCCAATATTCGGGGTGGTTCTCCGTTTCATAGTAGGTCCGAGTGTGAGAATTTCCCTTTGAGTCGGTGTATGTCTCGGTACGCATCACTTGCTCGTTCCACGGCTCATAATAGCGTATCTTCGTGACGTAGCTGCCCAAGTATTCGGTGTCGCTCGACTCTACGCGCTCAAACGCCCATATCATCGCTGCGCCCACAAGGAGCGAGGGGATGATAAGCACGGCGTGCTCCCACCATGTAGTCTGCTTGCGGAAGAACAGCAGCAGCACAGCCGACACGAAAAAGGGGATAAGGAAAACGAGTAGTTCCATAAGCCTTTACTGTTTCTTGCCGAACAAGTCAACGTCGTTGTCTTCGCCTTCCGTCATCACTTCCTTGGATCGCGACGAAGAGATAACCTTATACTCGATAGGCATGGTGTTAGACACAAACCATCGGGCAGGGTAGGTGCGAGTGAGTGTTTCGTGTTCACGGATGATGTCGAGCATACGTTCCTGCGAGGTCTGAAACTCGGTGCGCTGTATCTCGATGGCTTGCATGAGGTCGCGGTAGAGCGACACATCAAAGTTAGGGTTGCTCTCCTTTATCCACTTCATCATCGTGCCCTGGTCGTTCTGATAGCGTCCGGCAATGAGCTGCGGATAAATCTTCTCGAAGGTCTGCTTATACTCGTCCGTAACCTGCGCCTTCTGCTGGATGATTTTCCACATCTTATCGTGAACGCCCTCAATCTTTCCACGCTGTGCCTCTGCCTGTTGGCGCAGCGCAATCTCGCGGTTGTTGTAACTGAAGTAAGTGGCTACCAATGAGCCGATAACGATGGCTACCAAAAGCAATATGGATGCCATAATGATGTTTTTTGTTTTCATTGTTTCTATTGTTTTACGGTTAAAATGTTTTTATTCTTTAACATCTGACCAAACCCAGTCATCGGCAAATATATCCTCCCAAGTAGGGATGTAGTAAGTGGCGATATTCTGACGGTCGTCATTGTCGAGCGACACTTGCAACACTTGATTGCGATAATATATCTATAAATCCTTTCTTGTTAAATTAAAATGTTCATACTATTGTTTGGTTATCTCTTGCTTCACTTTGCGTGCCATGAAGTCGGCGGATAGTTCGTTGGCAATGGCTTGGTCGCCTATCTCTTGGTCTATCATGTCGCGGACACGATGCAGAAACTCCTGCTCATAGCGGCATGCCTTGCGGTTAGCAATACTGCGGAGCGTGGCGCGGAGCACCGACACAGCCTTTTGAAGTTCCTGCTCCTCCTGGCGTTTCTCTTTGGCGTTCATCTTGTTATATCCTCCAATGATTTTGTAGTTCCTACCAGCTTTGCAGTATCCTCATTGTAAGGGAGGCATTGAAAACCATAGGTACCAACGCAAATAGCTTTACCATCTTCCATATAACTGAATAAATCACAACTCCACTTTTCGTCATCATGATCCCTGATAAGCACCTTGTCGAATGGCTTGAAGCTATACTTAGGCTCAATGGGCATATTAGGCTCGTTGGGCTCAGAGTTACCTACCGTGATTCTAACTGTCTTTACGGAGAACTCTCTTGTCGTGGGGTTGATGCAGGGGACTATGTTGTAGCTCTGGCAACAAGACTCGAAATCGCAGGTGTTAAAAGTGGACTTGCCTTCTTCTTTCTTGACGGAGAACTTCGCTCCGAAAAACTCCGTGTAGGCACCGTTTGCCCAGTCGAAGAACATGACCACGGTTTCCCCGTCGTTGCTTACGAGTATCGCGCCTTTCTTCCATACGAACTTATACCAGTCGCGCATCTCCTTGGAGGGGAACAAGAGGCACTCGTCCAGACTTGGGAGATAAGTGCCTTTCTTCGTATATCTTTTTTGCAGGCCACCAAGACAATTGCGCACAGTTATCGGGAGCAATGGCAAGGATGTATCAACTTCTTCCAGGGTGCATTTACCCCATGGGATGGAGTACAGCTTTGTGCCTTTGGGCTTGTCTTTAAGTATTTCCGCTATGTTCATAATTGATGTATTTATTTTTTTCTTCTTGACTTTCTTCTGTCCGTGCTTGCGGTAGGGGGGGGGGAGTTCCTTGTCTACAAGGACGGTACCGTAGACTTGCTCGTAAGCGTATTCAGGGAACACCTCGGCTATCTGCGGCAGGGGAGGTAGGAGTTTATCAAGACGCGGAGCGTGGCGCGGAGCACAGGTACGGCCTTTTGAAGTTCTTGCTCCTCCTGGCGTTTCTCTTTAGCGTTCATAAATTACTTGTTTTCGGAATTAAGTTCCTGTCTGTATTCAATATTCTTTATAGAAGAATCAAGCATCTCGTACATATTTTTGCACCATTCTTCAGCCGACAATCCATACATTCTTTCGGCAGTACATCTCATACAAATATATGCAGTATAAGACCCTTGCTCATAAGCAAGATGCTCACGCTTCATTCCCTCGGAAACCGTAAGCCCTCCAAGTTTATGAATGAACCAGTTCTTCAATCGTTTCATAATCGTTCCTCATTTATGTTGCGCCTCAGTTCTATCATGCCCATCCGAGAAAGCCAAATGTCTTTGTCCTTGATGTAGAGGTGATAGAGATCGGCACTCTCTTTGATTATCTTGATGTTCATTATCTCAGGTTGTTGTTTTTGATGCTGCGGCAAGTATGCTGAAAAATATATTCATCGGCTTTACTCCTCCTCATTGTGTAAGTTATGCTTGATGTCATCGTACATCGCCATCTCCACTTTGCTGCCATCGTAATGTCCAAGGGCAAGAAGTTGACCGTTCTCCTCCTTGGCGGTCTGTGGGGATATGGCGTTGGCACGTATCACCATAATATCAAACTCGCGTATCATGTCCAACTTTTCGGGCGGTATCACCTCCATCTTTGCGCGTGCGTTCTGACGGATGCGCAGGATGTCGGTCTTGGTAAGGTTACCCACCTGCTTTTGTGCCTCACGCACGGCTTTCGTCTCAATGTCAATGCGCTTGGCTTCATAGGCGTCGCGGATGAACTGGTAGTTCTGCCACTGTGCGGCATGGTCGAGGAAATTGCGGAAGCCTTCCTCCCCCTGAGCCAACTGCACCACAGCAAGCGACTCCTCTATCAGCAGTATCTTGTCTTTCGTCTGCCAGTGGACCAAGCCGCAGCGGTTGAACTCGTTGATGATAGCGAAAGCCGTAGTCAACTGGTTCAGTTCCTTCAACTGCTTATTCTTTTTTTTCTTAAAAATCTTCCACATAGTTTTCTGTTTTTTAGTGTGTTATAAACCTTGTGCCATCCACCTCCAACACCAGTATGTCGTTCACTACCCGAATCTCACCGCTCGCCACAAACTGCACCTTTCGTTGATGTCTGTCCGTGTCCACCGAGAGGCAGACGCAACGGCCCTCGTCGATATGCCCGGTCTTGGTGAGAAACTTGATGTAGAACGGTGCCCGCTCCACCTTGCGTGCCGTCTGCGGATGCACATAACCAGTTACCTGCTGGCCAGTGCGAGGGTCTATCCACTGCCACTTCTCGCAAAAGGCGCGCAAACTCGTATAGCTCTGCCTGTATCTCCTGTCTTCCATTACCTAATGCTTAGATTCGAGAAATTGTAATAGTCCTTGTTTTTCTCCTCGTCTCCCACTCCAGCGTAAGGTGGAAACTCCATGTGAAGGAAATGATCAAGGGTTGCCGAATGCAGTTTATTTTTTTTCTTTAATGCCTGCTGACGATGCCTGAGCACATCAGGGAATAGTATGTTGCGCAAAGGGTGCCCCCAGTCGTTCTCATCGGTAAAGGACACGTAACGAGGGTAGAACGTCATCACATAACTGGTCAATTCTCCACATGGGCGATCAAGCATTGGACCACTTATCATCAACGCCTTGCTGTCGTTGTAGAGCACCATGTGAGAATTAACATCCGAGACATCCTCTGATTGGACAAACAGAACACGATTGAGATAATTGGGAAGATACCGTTCAAGCAAAGCCCCGCAATCCACACAAGAAGAAAGCACGAGGTGGGAAATCCAGCCACGCTCAAAGCACTGGCAGAGAAATGCCATCGTGCCGACTTTCAAGTTAGGCATGGCGAGAACCATGACATGAGGGTCGACGACAAGGAAACTCACGGCACGATAGAACTTCTCCATCGTCACGTCGCCGTGAGTATAGAAATTCAACACCCTTGATGGTGCCTGCAAGATGGCCTTGGGCAGTTTTTTGTCTACACAACAAGGCGGAATAAAAAGCAGAGTGTCATCCATGTATTGTTTCCTTTCTATTTAGATTAATCGTTAAACGACATCGGTGCGAGCAATGTCAAAATGCTTGGCGAAGGCTCGTCAGCGGTTATCACTCCGGCGCGAGACGGATCGGCAAGCGTCATGCGAATGTTGTCGCCCTCAATGGCGTTGATGGAGTTTATCATAGCCGAAGCCTTGAAACCGATACGGAAATTCTCGGGCAGATTAGCATCGGTAATGATTACCTGGTCGTCGGCACTCAGTCCGAAGTCAATGTCCTGGGCAGACACGCGCAGGAACATTCCGTCTTTCTTCAGTTCGACAAGGTTACTGCTCTCACTACTGAACATCGCCACGCGCTTGATGACCGAAAGCATTTCTTTCTTGTCGAAGCATATTGCGTATGGGTTGTTGCGGGGGATAACTGAGTTGTAGTTGGGATAACGACCTTCCAATGCCTTGCACATAAACTCGGTGTCGCCCGACGATATGCGGATAATGTGGCCGTCGCTCTCAACATCAACCTGCTCCAGTCCGGCAAGCACAGCAACGGTACGGAAATACGACACGTGAAGGAGCACCTTGCCCCATGTGCCGCCACGGTAGAAATCGCAACCACCTCTTGCCGGGTCGTTGGAGACTACCTGCTTGTAGAGGATATGGCCGGTAGTGGCCACAAAGATAACCTCGGATAGGTCTTCCACCACATCGATGCATATTGCGCTCATCACTGGGCGCAGCTCGTCGGTGGCGCAGAAATTGCGTGCCTGTTCAATGGCGTTGATGAACAGTGAGCCGGGCAGGGATATGTGCAGGGTATCCACCGTAGGCTTTGCCATCTTCGGGAAATCCTCACCTTTGAAATACACCATCGATACCTTGCCGCTCTTGGTCTTATCGCCTATCGTGGTGCAATACTCCAAGGACACATTCTTGTCGTCGATGAAGTCGAAGGTAATGGTGCAGTCGGGAAGTGTGGATAGGAACTTTGAAATGGTCTGCACAGGCAGGGCTATCGGCTTGTCAAACTTGCCCTCCACTACACTGAGAGGTGCAGGAATGGTGAGCTGCGAGTCGGTAGTAGCGGAAGTGAAAAAGAACTTGCCTTCCGCATTTTGCGACAACAATACATTGTCGAGTATAGCCATCGTATTCTTCGAGGCGATACACTTGACCGACTTGTTGAGGGCAGAGTGGAGGGCGCGGGATGATTGAGCTTGTAACTTCATGAGTTTTGAATTTTAAGTTTTGAATTTTCGGCTTCGCCGATTTTGAGTTATTCATTTTTGAGTTTTGAATTATTGCCATTGGCAATTTTGAGTTTTTGAGTCTTGAATTAACAATTCTCAAATCAACATTGAACAATTCCTAATCGCCAAAGGCGACAATTCAAAACTCAAAACTCAAAAATCAAAACTCTTAGAACGGCAAATCCTCGTCTTCAGCCGGATTATAACCGCCGAGGTCTACGCCGCTTGCTTCTGCCGGTGCCACATAGCCAGTGGCTGCGCCTGCCACGCCTACATTCGGTGTAGCGTAAGGTGAAGGCTGCTGTGTGGGCTGCGGTTGATAGAGCATAGCCAGACGCTTGTTCAGACGCAGACGGATAGCCTTAAAGAGGTGGGTATTCTCGTCGGTAGGGTCTTGGTTTACGATGTCGGGGTCACGATCCTTGTTTGCCTCCTTCACCTGCTCAACGAGCTTAGGGTAATTCTTTACCACTACCTTGACGAAATCTACAGAGAAGGACATCTGCATTTCGTGTGTTGGAACAGTAACGTATGTGTCACCACGCTCCATTGCCGAACGACGCACTGTGTTTTTGTAGTTCTCGTTCAGAGGCCAGATGTTCACACGCATCTTAGCCAATGTGCGGTCGGGTTTCTGCGGATGTTGCACCACTTTTATTTCGTTCAAGTCTGCCGGAATGCAGACGTACACTCGATCGGGATTGTTCTTATCAATACCCTTGAACACCTGCGCACCGTTTAGAGATAGTAGGTCGATGTTGCCGTTGTAACTTGCCATTTTGTTTATTGTTTATTGTTTTTGTTTGTTATTTATGTTTACCGTTTAATACAATCTCGCCCTGCTATCGCTCATATCGTCCATCGTGCGCACCTTGTACCATTTCTTCACACGGTTCTTCGGCGCATACACCTTTGAAAGCCCGATAAAGCTGCTGCAAGCGAGGTGCAGCGGACTGATGTTGCCGCCGAACAGCGGGGAACTCTGCTCCCTGCAACTACATTTTATGTGGTCGTAAGAAATGCAGTTTTCGCACTTAGGGGGGGTGAATGTTCGCATACGCTTACTCCTCCACCGCCAACTTCAAATTATCCTGCTTGATATACTCATTGCAGTACTCAGCAGGGACATAGGTATGTGCATAGAACTGCGTAGCTCCCACAATACGCAAAGTCTCGCGGTCGTTATATACGGTATGGAACTTATGCTTGAGATAATCGAATACGATATTCTTTGCTGTCACTACGTCGTAAGCCCATACAACGAACAACTCGTTCTTATGTACTCCATACTGAGAACGGTCTTCTGGGTCGTAGACATCTGTATCTATAAAGTTGGCCTTTACCTTAAACGGCTCTTTTACGAGCGCATCAGGGTCTTTTTCCAGCTGTTCTTCTTCCTCCTCAATGTCGGCATTGGTACGACCGACAAAATGGAATTTTCCAATTATCTCTGACTTGGTGATATACACATAACTGGCTTCGGGAGTACTGAAGATTTTATTTACAGCTCCCTCCGCATAGTCAATAGCGCAATCTTGTGCTCCACGCAGAGAGTCGCTACGTACAATAAGCACAGCTTTCTCGTTATTGCTACTACGAACAGTCACTTTCACGTGAGCGAGAGAATTAAAGTCTGTTTGCTCTTTCGCACGGAAAGGACAGTCGGAGATTTCAACCTCATTAACGCCATCCTCTTTCAGTCCGTTAGCCAACTCGTAGGTGATGAGTTTTCCTCGCTCCAGCAATACCTCACAACGGTCAATTGTTACCGTTTCCTTTGTGTCCTCGTCAATGAAGTCTTCAGCCCATGTACGGACTGCTCTTTTTGCCAAATAATGACCAATAGATTCTTCTACTGGCACTACTCTTGTAGTGTAATCCTTACGCATTATTATCTTTTCCATAATCTATATGATTTAAAAATGTTGTAACATTCTGAATTTACTTTAGAACGGCATGTTCTCTTCTTTTATATCCGGCACAGCCGTAGTCGCCGTGGTTGCCCCAAGTGCTACCATTCGCCTACCCTGCTTGCGCGTCTTGTTATTCTCCCACCGTTCCTTCTCCTCGTCGGTAAGCGTTACGATGTTTCCGTCATCATCACGGTATGGCAATGGGTCGGGACGCTCGGCATACTCACGTGCAAGTCTCTTCAGCTCCTTATAGTCCTTCGGTATCTCGTCCTTGCCGGGACGGAAGAAGAAGAACACATGGCAGGAGGTCTGCATATAGCGTATATATTTCGGCTCAATGGTGTTGTCGTTCTCCCATTCACGGCCCACAAAGTATTCCTGCGTAACCCATGCCTGGAGTTTAAAGCACTTGCGCTGCTTGTCGCGGTCGTTCTGAAACAGGTGCGGCGGATTGCAGGCAATTCCCATATTTTCGCAGTAGTCGTATATCTTCTTCTTGAAGGTAGCACGGCTGTACTCCTTGCTCTTGCCCTCAGAGGCATCAGCCCAGTCGCGCATGAACTCGTTGAACATATCATCGGTGCATATCGGAGCGGCATACACTTCATCACGAGAGAAGAACCACTCAAAGTAACGCACGATAGCTTCAGTGAGTTTCTGTACCATCTGACGGCGACGCACATTCTTTTGGGGTGCCAGCGCAAACGTATGATAGCGCATCATAAACTGCACCGCCAGGGCGCAAACATATATCGTCTGGTTACGATCGGTGTCGGTAAGGTTTTCGGGTATGCTGTCAATATCCTTCATCACATCCTTGGGCGACCGCTCCAACTTTCGCTTTTGTGCGTTGGCGCGACAGAAGCGATCGGAGAACGACACTAAAGGAAAACGGCCGATGGTTGAGTCATCATCATCCGACAATGGATAGTTGGAAGTGATAACCAACTTAGGCGACTCCTCAAGCGACAGTCTTGTTGCATCCACACCCTTGCGCTCCGATGTGACTCCTGATGTTACTTTATTATAAAAGTACTTCATTGAAAATCCCTTCGACTTATCCTCATAATGAATAACCCGATATTTGCCAGGTTCTTCATCAAGAAAGGCCAAGGAGAATTTGAGGTCAGCTACCTTCTCGGCATCCTTCATGTCTATGTCGTAGACATTCACGGCAGACCCGACCACCATTTTTACAATCATCGACTTGCCGGACCCTCCAGTAGCTTGTTTCTCGTCAGGAATATCATCCTCAAGGAGGTAAGGGCAGATAGGCTGCATACCATTCCATGAACGATAACACAAACGACCTATGCACGACAGCATATTGGCAAAATGGGCGTTTATGACAAACTTATCATCCTCGGACAATTCCTTTCTTGCACGATTAGCATCCATCTCGGCTTGCCACAACACATTAGAACAGCCACGGATGAAGCGCACGATAGGCCACAACTTGCGTTCTTTCTTGCCAAGCCAGTCTACCTTCCATCGGTATGTCTGCGACCATTCTTGCAGGTCGGCTTTCATCTGCTGGATTTCAGTCATGTCGAACACGGGCGAACCATCCTCGTTACACATATTCTCCTTTGCATTGATGTCCGCTATTCGTTTCTGATATTCCTCATTCTCCATAATGGAAAACGGCTTATCGGTAGGCATGTGAAAATCGTATGGCTTGCGGGCAAGAACGGGGACAAAGAATGTTATCTTGTTGTAATCAACCGTAGTTATACTCGTAGGCGTAATCCGCAAAGCCACATTGTTGAAGAAGAAGTATTCATTGTTTGCGTCGAAGCCCTCAGTGAAGTCCACTACCATCGATTGCAAACCTCCTGCGCTGTCCTTGGTGAAGGTCTTATCCACGAGGTTAGCACAATCCGACATGAGCTTACGCTCGTTATCGCTGTGTCGCCAGCAGTTTTCTATAAAATCAAAGAGCTTTGTCTTCACTGCCTGTATCACATCGGTGCGTTTGATGTACTCCACAAAGCAGCGGTCAAGATGAAAATACTGTCCCATCAAGTCTGTGCCGTAAGGCTCCAACAGTCGGTAATATCCCAAGCAACTCATATAAAGCCATACCTTTGTGGGCGATACCTTACACGTTGGCGGTTTCGGTTTTCCACTGCGAGGATCACGCGGATATTCTATCTCAAACGGGTCGGTATTTTGTGCCGAGCGCAGACGAGAATAAAGCGGTAGGCGGATGTCATGGTCAAAACGGAAATTCTCCTCATCGGTCATACGGAAAGTAATCATGTAGTCGCGCACACTTCTTGGTGAACACCCATATATCCAGGTCCAGCGTTGGTTGTAATGAGAATGGAAAGCGTCGGGCAGCATGGCATAACACATATCGCTATACTTGATGGCTATCAGTCCACAGGTGCGTTGTGAGGCTATATCGTTAGGATATAGCAACACGATACGCTCGGCAAAGCGGGTCATTTTCTGATATTGAACAGCTTTAAAATCTATCTTTTCCAATTCCCATTTTCCGCGTTCGATATACCAGAAATTTCTGCGCCCAATAGAGAATGCCACATGATACCAACAATATTTCTGAAAGTGCTGGTCGGTGGGTCTTTCCAAGCGCAGGGAACGCATGGCATAATACACGCTTAGTGCATCTTCGGGTGTTCGGCAAAATACAACCTGCCGAGCCTTGATGTCGGAGGTCTTTATCGGTTCTTGTTCCAGGTGGTAAGTGCCTTTGCCTTCACCCGACTTGGTCTCATTCTCTACCCAAATATCCTTCTCCTTGGTGTATTGTTCCTCTGGGTCGAATTTCTCTATGGCAGCATGAACGGCGGTAGTTGAACTATCGCGGTGCTCCACGGCATAGTTGAATACAGGATCACCCATCAGCCACTTGCTCACCTTGCGCACGCTGTGCTCCTCGGCAGTGGAGAATACTATCGGGTCTGACTGCATAGCCGGACGGAAGAAACATCCGCATGAGCCTTGCGGCCCCTTTTGGTCGGTGGCAAAGCACACGAAGAGAGGATTCCACGGTGTGCCGTAGATTATCTCGCTCACCTGCTTGCCGTCGCGTATCACATTTGGCAACGTAACTCTCTCAACCGAATATATGCGGAAATCGTTGTTCAGCATAGCCGGGGAAAAATCCTTGCCAAAGCCGAACACAGGCAAACCCTTTTGAAGCGTTACCTCACAGCCGAGTGCAGCTAACTCCTGCGGATTAAAATCCGTCTTAGGTTGGAAAGAGAATGTTTCTATCGTCTGTGGTGCAATGGTGCGGTAATCCATCTTGCCGAACAACATCGGGAATACCTCGCGTGTCTTTTCGTTGTCTCCATACACCTTCACCACCAACGCCTTGCAGATACGCAAAAGGCTCTGCCCGTGCATAGGCAAGTTGTGTATAGCTGCATACAGCTCTATCGCGCCGTAGCCATGCTTGCCTGTCTTGGTACACATCCAGCGCACGGCACCATGCTCCGCCTGTCGGTTATCATCCACTCCTACCCCATTGTACAGACCGCCACGCTCATTGTTGTAGATGATGAAGTGGGGTGTCTGTGCGCTCTTCTTGCCGTCCGCAGCCGATGCGTCATCAGCCATTGCGCCCCTCTTTTCACAGAAGGGGCAGAAACAGGCTGTCTGACCTTCGATGCGCTGCTCATTGGCTGGCTTAACAAGGTAAGCCAGGTCGATGTTAGCAAGTCGGTTTATGATAGGATGAAAGAGCATTATATTGTTTTATTATTTTGTTAAAAGGAAAGGCTGGTGCGCCAAACTTCACGATTTTTCATCTTTCGAGGATTTTTCTACCTGAAGGGACTATTATTCGCTTAGAAGGGTCGTTGCCGATACCCTCACCAGCCTATGTAATGACCAAGTGTCGATGTCCAACGCCTTTCACGCTTAGATCGCTAAAAAGTTCTCAAGCTTTTTATGGATTTCATCATTTATGTGGTTGCGAACCTCGCGCTTATTCCATGTGTGAGCCTTGCGGTTGTCACCATCGCCACTGGTCATTATGTCTTTATAGATTGAGGAATGCTTCTGTTCGATAATGCCTCACGGTGCAGTTGGCTATCCTCTTCATCCGGCTTATCAGTAACAGCGTTAACTCCTTGAGCGATATAAACAACTCGTCAAGTCCGATGATTTGCACCGCCACGCGCCAGTATATCTTTCCGTTGCGCCGTCGGCAGGAGTGCTCGTTGCTGATAATCATGTTGCCTATCTTGCCGTTCATCGCAGTAAAGATAAACTGGCAAGCATCTTTTACCAAAGCAAACGGAGCATGGAAAAGCAGATACGGCTCGTCGTAGTTGTCGCCACGCAAAGCCTCGGTGTAGGCTACACGATGCAAGTAACTATGAGTAGAAGTGCGCCCGTCCCTTTTGATGTCCTGCCGGTTAAGGATGTAGGGGTAAGCCAACAAATCACGATATTGCATAATCTTTTATTCATTATTGTTTCCAAAACACCGCAGATGTTTCATCATCTGCCATGTGGAGTAGATACTTTTTTTGCAGTCGAATATCGGGTCATGCGCCTCGCCAGCTCCCTCGTATTGGTCAACAAGCAAATATGCACGTTCTGGGTCAAACTCCGCTCCCGATTTGTCGCAAAGCAATCTTGCACCCTCCATGAAGAAGGTACGATGGTCACGGAAATTCCTGTAGTTGACAGGTATCTCCATGTTGTACTTATCACAGATGTTGCGGAGTATGGCAACGTCAAAATCGGTGCCTTGGCTCCACAGGTTCACATCGTCGAAATCCGTGTCATGCTGAACGTCAATTATCCAATCGAAGAAGTTGCTCACAACATATTGCACAGGCGAGCACGGACTACTCTCATTATCGCTTTCAAGCACGGCTCGCTTCGCCTCGTCATTCTGCTTTGCCCACCAATCCGAGGTGGCCTTGTCGAAAGTAAAGCCGTCGAGAAATGAGCTGCGCAAGTCAACGTGCATGGCAAAAGTCTTGTACATCGGCTCCTTGCCTTCCTGCCATTGACCGAAAGGATCGCCATCGGCATTACGGTTCCACGCCACTGCTCCAATGCTCATCACGGCAGCCGTGGGGCAAAGGGCGCAAGTCTCAAAATCAAAAGTAATATCAATCATTACACTTGGATTTTTCGTTCATATACTGACAAAGTACTTCGCGGATGCCGTCTGCCTCCCATGCCTTCCAGTTGTCGGAAGTGAAACGCTTGACAACGGTAGCCATGCTCATGCCCCTCTCGCCCATAAACGAAAAGAACTTGTTGCACAAGCCTCCGTTCACCTTCTTTAGGCAGTCGTAGAACACACCTGGCGCATCACTATGGGCAAGCGTATATAGATAACCCCTATCTCCATTATCATCTTTGGTGTCTTGATACGCCAATAATAATTGAGATACTTCCGGCATATCTAAAAATTGCTTTTTACAATTCTTGATACCAGAAATTTCCCAGGCTGAAAATCCCTTTTGGAAAAAGCGAAGGTAAAATGTGGAAGAAGTGAAGCTTTTTTTTGACAGATAATCTGCCAAAAGTTTCTTTTCCTCCACAGAAATATCCTCGCCAGCCCAAAAGGAGCTGGGGACAGAGATTTTTTCTAAGTTTTCCTTTGTCATCTTTCGTAATTTAGTTATATTTGTTGCAAATTTAATAATTAAAATACATATAATCATAACTTACTTACGTTTTATTTCGATATTTTACAGACTTTAACATAATTCAGTTATTCATAAATAATTTAGACTATGCGCATACAATACAATTACTCCTTTTTAGGAAAGTGGATGCAGGTGAATAGAAAAATCTCTATCGACACCATTCTGCAAGCTATCGGCACAACTTCTAACAACAGTCTGCGCCTGTGGGAAAAGGGCAAGAGCCCCATGCCCGTAACGAGCATCATGCGGTTCTGCAACACGTTTCAAGTGCCTATCTCGGCATTCTTCTGCGACATGGATGCCGACAACGAAAATCCGGCTCCATGTATCAAGCCGGACACAAACGATCAATTCGAGCCGGATGGTGGCTATGTGAAAGAACGACAGCAAGGGAGCCGAGGACTGTATGACCCATTGGACGTTCAAACCATCCCGTCCACGGTTCCTGGCTTTGTGGCTCCCGCACAGCAAGAGGAAACGCCAGAGCCTGAGAGAGCCAACAACACCCACATGTCAACCACCACAACCACGGACATGGAGGCGTTGATAGAACTGGAAACAAAGCACAGCCTGCAACGCGACAACCTGCTCGACATCATCGCTGAGCAACAAAAGCAGATAGCCGAGCTTACCCACCAACTTCTTTCGATGAAGAAGTCAACGAGATACAACACGCCACAAGACTACACCATCGACATGGCTGCAGAGCCAAAGCCGGGCAAATAATCACACAAAAAAAAGGCAGTTACCTATCCCTCGCGGACTGGTAACTGCCTGTACAGTTGGAAAAGTCTTGAAAACCCAACCGACAACTACAACTTACGTTGAAACTAAACTATAATTAACTTAACTAAATCATGACCTTTCATTTGTCGCTGCCATTTTCCTGCGGTTAAACTCCTTCTCTTCGATATGCTGCGCCGATATGTCGGCACTCACATACGGCACATCAACGTACCAATAGCCATAATGCTGGAACACTACAGGCGTGGTATCTCCAAAGGTGAACGGCAGAGGCAGACCTTTTGCCGTCTTCTGCGGAATGAGGTTGAGTATGGTGATAAGCTCCGCCTCGCTCACCACTGGCAGTCCGTACATCTCCTTTTCGAGGTCGGTGTCTTCCATCGGCAGATAGAACACTCTGCCGTCTGACGTTACAACCTTGTCCCAGCCGTCCTTGGCCGTAGTGTCGGCAAACTCCACGGCACTCACACCGCCGGCCATTCCGTCGACCGACTCGTAATATTGGCTTGCGCCTTGTTTTTCTGCCCACTGACGGGCTGTTTCCTCCGCATCCTTGCATCGGTTCATAAACCCCTGCAACTGCCCACCAACGGTGGACATTGCAGCAAACTTGTAATAATGGTGTGGCTTTTTCATATTCTCTATATTTTTATTTTAGTTTTGCGTAAATCACAGGCTCTCCGCACTCATCATCGCGCATCTTGAATCCCTTGCATGCCAACTCCCGAAGGTATATCGACAGCGGATCACCCAACGGACATACCACAGCCTTGAAGTAAGCTCTTAGCTGCGAGTCGGTGAACGTGTCGCAGTCTTCCGCCCAATGGTCCTGCGGCTTGTACTTATTACAAAACGCCTCTATCTTCGACGGTATAACGAAGTCGTCGAGCGTTACCTCCGGCTGGTCGCCGTCCATATCCACAAAGTCCTTTCTTTTCTTCTTGCCCATAAATCCCGAATGTTTATTTTTCGTGTTTTCTGTAATATATGAAATACCATATCGTGAACATTCCGCACAGGAACAACAGAAACAGCATGATGTTCTCTATACTCTCGCGAAACGACTGACCACCGACAACGCCGTCATGTTCCTTCACCTTGCTCACGCTGTCGTTCTTCGCCCAATGCGTCATGTAATTCCCCCTACGGTGGCTATGCTGTCAAGCCTACTAATCATGAATTTCTGATGCAAAGATACGTAATATCAAACAAACCATAAGGACATGGAAAAAGCACCGCCCTACCCCAACCGAGGTAAAGCGGTGCTTGATGTTATTCTTTCACGACTCGATATTTCCATTTAACCTTTTTCCCAAAAGCCTTTTCAAGGCAAGCATTTAATGAAATTATCTCATTGCTATTTAACTTGCTTTCAAACGCCTCTATCTGCTCTCGCTTGCCATTCAACACAAGCGTAACGCCGTCGTAGGAATCGACATAAAAACCTTTCAGATATTCACGCAAGACACCTTGGTAATCATTAACCAACGCCTTCCATTCTTTCGCGCCTGTCTTGTCGTCGCTAAAGATCATGCTTTGTTGCTGTGGCATATTTGCTCTCTGCATTTCCTCGATAGAATCGTATATACAGAACTTGATAAATGCGGGATTACCAACCTTCCGCTTACCATTGTAAACTGGTTCATACGACACACATACATCAAGCAGACCTTCCTTTTTTAGTCGATTAATATCATTGATACTTGTATCAAGTACCATCTTTCGGAATTGAGAGAACTTAGGATAGGCCTCTTTGATTACATCCCCAGTCTTCATTGGACGCCCAGCTCTTTTCTTTTCGCCATCATCATCTTGTTCCTTAACCTTAGAACGCATACCGAGATAGTCTTTTATATCCAACACCGTAAGATGCACCTCGCGCATTTTCCATCGTTCCGAATACTTAAACAACAGATAATACATCATAGGCATACGTTCTACCTGTCCTATTCTGGCTATATTCGCGGGATGTCTTACATATCCCTGGCTCATGTCGAACACATAATCTACAACAGCGGTATTCAAACTGAATGTAACACCGTTGCTTTCGTCTGAAGACATATTCGCTTGCGTGAATATGTTGTATTTCACAATAGCCGGATTACCGTCCTTGTCTACGCCTGGAGCATCAAGAGTAAGTGCAAGCACTTCTTTTACGGCGGCATTCGCACTGCTATAATTGTTAATACTTACACCGAGTTCTGCATACGATACCGTGAATATCGGCATACCATTATGTTTCTCCGCGTCAGAGAACAATGGCCGAGGAATATCCCGCGACTTGCAAAGATCGCTACCAAAATACTTCTGCACATAGCTTTGCAGATGCTCACTCACTTTGTTGAGCATCGACTGCTGAAGCAACGACAGGTTCTTCGATAGTCTTGTATAAGCAAAAGGGGTATTTATATATTGTTGCGGCAATGTTTTCTTTTCCATAAATATCACATTTAAACCGTTTGGTACTAATATTTTTTACGTCGAGTATGCCTTTTAGGACGTTTAGGTACTAATGTTTTTTACCGCGATAAAATCTAAATCATTCATAATCAACAGTTTTTTAGATAAATCATTCATCCTAATATAATATAATGAAATAGTTTTCTTATTTATATTATAAAGTATAGGTAAAAAACATTAGTACCTGTTTACTCTCTCTGCACTATTTGAGGTAAAAAACTTTAGTACCTGTTTTACCAAGGTAAAAAACTTTAGTAGTCGTTTTACCTTTGCTAATATTTCCATAAGGAAAATTTATAAAGGTAAAAAACATTAATAGTCATTTCACCTCACTTATTTCTCTCCACGAACTCATGCACCGCTTGCAACGCCAATTCCTTGAGCGTCTTGCCAGTCATCACCTTCAGGCGCATCAATTCCAGATATTCATCAATGGGCACGTCAATCACGATGCCGTTTTTACTTTTCTTTGCTTTCGACGCTTGCAGACTTGTCGATGATTTTCTCCTTACCGTCGGCTTCGGCTGCTCGTCATTGACATTTTCTGTCAAGACAGGCGCAGGCACATGCTGATTGGCTGGAGCGTCCGCCTCCACCGCAGTCTGCTCTGTAGAAGTAATGACTGGCTGGGACTGCTCAACAGTCACAACATTATTATCTCTTATATCTTCCGACATCCGGGCAACCTTCGTTGCACCGAAATTAAACTTCTTTTCTTTTGCCATAACTCACAAATCTATAAATCCATACAATCGGTGAATAATTCTACATGCCTATAAGGAGCAAATCACTCCTCATAGGTATCAATAATCTCTTGCGCAAACGCCTCGTAACTCTTTGCAGCATCGCTTTCAGGCGCATAGGTGAAAATATCCTGCATCATCGCCTGGGCTTCCACAATCTTTGTACGTCGCGGTATCTCGGTCTTGAACACATAATCACCGTACTCATCATCAATGTGCTGCGAGAAGCCTGCACTCGCCTTCGTGCGCTTGTCTACCATCACTTTCAGAAGACCGCGCAAATCAAGATTAGGATTTATCTCTGCCTTCACTTCCTCAGCCCAACGTATCACGCTTGACGAGCCGAATGTAGGCAGGGCTTCGAGCTGCATGGGGATGATGATGCCAGTTGCCACCGACATGGCATTTTTCGTTACGAGGTTCATGGCCGGAGGACAGTCGATGATAACATAGTCGAAAGCCTCTATCACGCTCTGCTCACCACCCTGCTCTGGTGCCAAGGTAACGGGCATGGCAAACAACTTGCACAATACTTTCAGCGGGTTCAACTCACGAAGCAAGAACGGATCCACATTCAGCATATCCTCTGAAGATGGAGCAAGATACAAATTGCCGTTATAGTCCTGCTCGTCTACCTTTACCTGATACACGGGCAATGCCGACTTGTTTATCAACGCCTCATACATGGTACCATGCTTGTCGGTACGGTCACGCCATCCGCACAGCAACGACACGTTAGCCACCTGCGCATCCAGGTCGATAATTAGTACACGATATTCAGGTTTCAGCTTAATCAGCCCGCAAGCCAAGTTGTGAGCTGTTGTGCTCTTACCTACTCCACCTTTGTCGTTCACAATGGCGAGCACTTCTTTTAATCTTTCTGCCATAATCTATAAATATTAAAATGGTTTATAACTATATATCAACGTACCAACATACAAATCTACGAAAGTAAATATGTATGAACGTATCAAAGCACATAAGTACAAAAATACGTTGGTATATCAATACTTTTTCATTCGGTTACAAAATTAAAATTTATAATCCATATATCCAAATTTTAGCGTCATTATTTTCATATCTACCTAAAAATTTACCTATCAACATACGTTCTTATCTACCTACAAACTTATTAATCTAAGAACGTAAATAAGAGACTACTTAGGTAGATAAGAAAGTAAGAACGTAGATAAAAACATAAATAGATACATAAGTAGATTTATAAATAGGTAAATAAGAAAGAAAATACAAACGTATGAACGTATCTATATATATACGAAAGTATGAAGATACTAAAGTACGAAAGTATATAAATATATTTCTATTTCCATTCATCATCCACCATAATATCTACATGACCATCCTGCCGTGGCAGCCGCTCTGAGCGGATAGGCAGGATGCAATAGGCAGTCTTGTAACCAGCCTGAGTGATATTGCCGTGGGGCACATAGGTGTAATAGCCTCCCTTTTCGTCGTCGTGACACAGGATGCGCTGTCGGCTCTGCCAATAGCCAGTGGGCAGGTCGGCGTTTTTCAATACGTCAGAAACTTCTAATTTGCGAGGCAACCTATAACGTGAGTCCTTAATCAAGACCGATGGGGTAGGATAGTCGAACAACATCACGCCCTTAATCTCAATGGGTGAGAGGTAGAAGCGTGCCGTGTCGTTGGTGGCTATCAACACCTCCGACAACGTGCCGTCATCATCCTTGCCGTCAAAAACAACGACTGGATAATCATCGTCTGCGACTGTCCAACGCCCACCGAAACATCCTTCTGTGCGCCGAGGGTGTCCGAGGTCTTGTCGGCGGTCAGCATCACTGGCTGCGAGGTGTCAATGGGCGTGAGCACGTTGGCCGCCACGTTCCATGGAGCCGATGCAGCATCCAGCAGGGTAGGGGACGCGCTGCGCGTCGCCTTATCATAGTCCATGATATAGAGGTCGGTCAACTCCCGGTCGTTGGCTTTGAGGGTCGCACGCATCGGTGCATGCCGTGCCATCGGCTGTTGATCCATACCGACATCCATACCGCACACCAGGCGCACATGCGCCTTTCCCTTGGCGGTTGTCTGACCAGTAGTCTGTTCTTCCAACTCACGGTCGTTACCACACGATGTAACACTCACTCCAGCAGCCACCAGCAGGGCTGCAAACAATAGATTTTTAGTCAAAATGATTTAAGATCGGATTAAACAATGCTCACTTCTTTTTCTTTTTCACGGAAATGGTAATGATATTTCCAATCGCCTATAATATAGATACCCAGCCGGAGACATATTCATATCGTTACCATGTTTTTCTTCACGTCATACTGCCCATGGTGGCGGCAATGCCATAGTATGCACTACCTGCGCATCCGAAGCCGGGACACTATCGACAGTCTTCATCCCCACGGAGCCAGTATTCCGCTCCAGTCCACGCAACCGAGATTGGCATAGGGACAGATACCCCATTCTTTTGCGTTCTCTCGGTGTCACATATCCGGGATGTGCAATTAGCCAGTCAGTAACAGAACGTGCCGCACAAACTACGGAAACAAGCCTGGGCGTATTACTAACATCTGCCGACACATTAGAACAATGCTCCACTACCTGCGGAAATTCCACAACATCCGGCTCTGTCTTAACGGCTGCCACATCGACAATATCTTTTGTTTCAATCTCGACGATTGCCACCTGCTCGGCCTCACATTCTTTGTCCTTCAATGTATCTTTGAATATTTTTTCTAATTTCACACCATCTTTATAAAAGAACACACAGCCACGATAACTATTTGACTTATTGCGCTTTTCCTCCGGCATGAACTGTTTACAGAATCCGGATAAGGTATATTCCTTGCCCAGGTACGCCACCTTGTTGTCCTCGGCTGCCACAACCTCCGTGCCATCCACAAACGTGATCTTGTCGCCTGACTTCACGCCGACAGCCGCAAAGGTAAACTTTCGACTATCATCCATTGTTCGTTTTCGAGCGTTCTTTTTATTTTCCGTTGGCTGTGCCTTCGGTTTGTCGCTTTCCTTTACCTGGATAGGCTCAGGCTTTTTCTCTGATGTATTATCAGTGATAGGTGCGAGCCACTGTAACAAGTCGAAATCAAAATCAACCTGCGGAACGACAATCGTATCGCCAACATACTCGCCTATATAAATACCTTTGTCAACTCGTCCGGGAACAAAGATATATATCGTGCCGGACTCATCGTGTGCCTGAATAGTCTGCGAAGCATCTTTGCCAAAAAACAAATTCATAATGCCTGCTTTTTCTGCCGACATAACAACATCCTTTGCTAATAGCACACTAAAACTATGCTTAATTTCATCACAAACTGAAGCCTTCATAATTGCTCCGTCCGCTTCAAACATAACGAAGTCATCCCCCTGTTTTCCTTTGATGCCTATAAACTCCGCATCCCTTGTTTTAGCAAACTTACGCACCGCTTGCCAGCCTGTAACAGACACGCACAAATCGCGGCTTGTCTTTTCAAATATCTTTGCCCATTCCGGATAGCGATAATCACTTTTTACGCTTGATAATATACCATCAAACTCTATCTTTGTAACGTAATCCAAATAAACATGCTCTTTACGTGCCATCATCTTATACTCGGTCTTACCTTTCATCTTTGAGCACATCTTTTTGAAGTCTGCTGCACTGATAAGCATCTCCGAGGTGTCACCGACCTTTTCTGTTATCATTATAGGCTGTGCCGTCAACTTATAACCGTTGGTCGCAACAAGGCAATTTCGTACAGCGTCTATAAAGATATACTGATAAAAGTCTTTATCATCGCCAACAAAATTGCATATTTCGCGGATTTGCTTATCAACGGTAAACGTAACACTCCCCACTTCCTCGCCTTTTTCCTCGGCTACAAACAAGCGTCGCTTGCTGCCAATACCTGCCAGAACCTCGAAACGAGCTACAATATCAAACAAAACGTTGTTTGTAAACTTGCAACTAAACGAACCGATGCTTACCTTATGCACCCGCAATACATCAAACCCTCCCCATTTTAACTCTTTGCCAATATGCTTTGTTATCTCGCGAGCAGTAAAACTGCCAGTGATATTCTTTTCCATCAACGCCCACTCACGAAGAGCAATGTTATACAACTGCTCCAATATCGCCATATTCAGTTCTTTGTCTGTCATAATCCGAACGTATTAAAATGTTTTTGTTTCGTCCTGGGGATAGTGAAATTTCACCATCCCCATAACGTGAGTATCTATTTTGCTGTGAATGCTCCACCAATCAATGGCAAAAGGAAAACGCCTGCACCTAATAACGAGAATAGCACCACGCCTACGGCTACGACTGCCAATGCAGCTATAATATACTTGATAATCTTTTTCATAAGTTACATAGTTTAATGTTAGTCCTCTTCCTCTTCCTCGTCCGACGTAGAGTCCTCGTTGTCGTGCCAGAAGTGAGAGTACTGCACCATGTCGATTGCAGTAATCAGATTGTTGCCAGGGTAAAGCTCTTGATCGAGTTCCATGTATAGACACATTTTCCTTCCCGATTTGAAATTGACTTGTACGCACTCGTTCCCTTCTTCATCATCTTTACTTGACCATGACTCGTAGCTCTCGACCTCTCGCGCGTCAAACGTCACGTTCTTTCTGTCGTTGTTGTCTTCAAGGTCGAACATCTCTGCATAAATAAACGGATAAACCTTCTTTGTTGTCATAACACCTTGTTTTTATTATTGTTATTATTTATTTTCACTTCTCTACTTGTGCCAATACTCCTACGACTCGTGCTTTGTCGTCGACATACCGATTAACCAAACAATAGTCTCCTGCCTTCACCCGCTTGTAAGGAATACGCTTATAATCCCCGAAGTCTCCCGACGGCCTGTAATAACGTCGCTTGCTTTCGTCTTCAGGGCATTCTGACGATGAACTGATAGCAAGGGAGCCAATGTTATTATTGAAAACACCATCTTTCCACGTTCCGTCCTTGTAAACATGGTAAGTCTCAGGCTCTTTTACCTCCGACAATATCATGTCGCGGGCTTTCAATCCTAAGTCAGCATAAGGCTCGGTAAGGTCTACCTCAAAATCGAAGCAAGTGGCAGCGCGAAGAATGCACATCGCATAATCTGTCACAGCACCTTTACCTCCGCTCGTAGTGCGCACACAGCGCATGGTCTCCGTCAAGTACTTACCTCCACCGTGCGACATTATCCACTCGTGCACATCGTCTGTCACTACATATTGTCGTCTCTTGCCACCGATGGCAGGCCTGCCTGCCTTCGGTGTTCCACTCTTTATAATTTCCATAATTTCGTCGTTTTAATTCTCTTCTATAATATCGTCATCGTCTTCAGCAAGCTCCGAACGCTTCAACTCCTCCGGCAACCATGCCGGCCACCAAGTCACGTCCATTGCCCATTGCATCATGTCTCCCTGGTCCTTCTTGTAGTTCCAAAACACGTGCAGCATCTTGAACACTTCCCACGCCTCGCTATCCGTCAGCTCCGACAACACGCCCTTCAGATTTTCCTCCTCGGCTGCTGTCAGATCCACGTTCTTCTCGAGCTCTGCCCAGTCGCACACTTCGGCAAACAACATGCACGCAGCGTGCTCCGCATCCATATCCGACAACATCAGGCTGTTGGTAGCTGCTGCCATAGCCAACCAGTATTTTTCGTTAGACAGCTTCCAGATTGCCGAGCGTCGAGCCTTCCAGTCGCTGAGAGCCACCTCCACATGGTTCTCTGCCATCCAGTCACCAATCTCGCGCATGATACGTGCCATTCTCGGAGCGTCGCCATAAGTGAACTCAGCAATCAGCTTTACCTCCTGGGTCTCGTTAAACAAACCTTCGCGGAACTCAATCGCGATGCCGTTCTCGTTGTCCGTAACAGTCCACATCAGATTCTTACCCGATGTCAACTCAAATCTTTCTTTTGCCATAATATTTCTTTTTACTCTTTTACTTTTCAATCATTCTCAGCTCTGCGCCCAGTGCGCCCGCTATCTTGTTCAGCACGTCGATATTCACGGCATACTTACCGGCTTCCACGCTGCGAACATTTGCGGTGGTGATGCCCGCGATCTGAGCGAGCTGCTCCTGCTCCCAACCCTGGGCGGTGCGCATCGCGCGGATGCTCTCACCCATGGCCTTACGCTGGTCATAAATTATTTGGTCTTTTTCCATCTTGCCTATATTGTGGTTACTTTATCTGACTTAACCGTGGTGTCGAGGGCTTAATTTTTGTTATGGGTATTGTATGGCTAGAAATGCCAATGTTGGAGTAAGACTTGCGTATCAGATGAAACCGTCATTTTTGCGAAATCTGGTATCGTGTTACAGATTCCGTTTGATTCCGCATTTTTCATCAATTCCTCTGCATCCTCTTTCGTATCAAACAAAGCAGCATCAGTTCTTGATGAAACGTAATGCAAACTACTGCCTAAGAATGCAACAATCATGTGTCTGCTATTATAGATAGTTACGTAATACACCTTTCTTCTATCTATTATTTTTTCTGTAGAGTCTTGTAATTTCATATCTAATGCTTTATCCGTGATAGCGAGGGCTTAATTGTCAAACTTCGTTTTCTTTTGCCATTTTGAGAAATTCATTTCTCTTATATCGTTTAATGTTGCCATTAAGGTAAGCGAAATATATCATCCCGTATTTATCTACTCCGCTTTCGTAAACATCGCTATTATCACGCATATTATCGTACATCGTAATAGCCATCTTGTTGCGAAATATATCACTACCTTTTGCATTTATCTTCATATTTCTGACTTGACCGTGATGTCGAGGGCTGAATAGATTTATTTTACTTCATTTTCATCTCCAATAGCATCTGTGAGTTTTTCTACAAGAATGTTGCAAGCCTTAGACAATCCGTTTGCGCTCTGGCGAAGAAGCATCATGTCTGCTACAGCGTCAGCGTCTTGCTCGCCATCGTGCTTGGGATAAGCCAAGTCTAACATATCTAAGCTATGATTACTAATCAATTCATTGATTAGCTCGTACACTTTCTCAACTTCATTGTTTACTATATTCAGGTTTTCTTTTTTCATATTATTTCCGCTTCACCGTGATACGTAGGGCTGAATAATGTAATTTGTGAAAATGTCTATAATAATTATCCTTTCTCTTCCTCTTCATCACTGAACCACTCGTTTATCTCCATTCTAACAATGATCTCGTCTATAGACTCCGAGATAAAGCCCTTGTCTGCCAACAGCTCGCGCACCTCATCTTCTTCGTCCTTAGTATATACAGAGAAGTCGTCGCGCATCAAGCTCACGCAGCCCTCCTGAGTGAACACTTCCATATTAGAAGGATATACCTTAATTTGGGTTGCCATCAACTTTTCAAGCGTGCTGCAAACGTATGCCAGTACAGCCTTCTCTACATACCCGCCACGTTCCGCAACGTCGAGTATCATCTGGTACTCGTCATCGTCACACTCCGACAGATTGCGAACGATGTCGGTATCGTACTCGCCATCCCAATCCAGAATGCCCGTCTCGCTCTCAATCTCGTCACGTCCAGCAAGGATGACATTTCCGCCGCCATCCACCAGCTGCCACTCGCTATCAGGCAGAGTTTTGTCATTCTCGTCTTCACTAATAACGAAAGCATCGCCGAAGCAATCTGATAGACCATTAACGGTGCCTTCATAAGTCTTGTAACCTGCGTTGTGGAATTGTCCGCCACGTCCAATGTGGAAACGTACCTTCAAGTTCTAAGCCTCTTCTAAGATTGTAGTATTCATAATTGTAACGCCGCTTAACGGTTGCCGCCCGATCTTAATGATTAATATTGTTTCTTTTATCTGTTGCAAAGGTAGCAATAATATTTATAACTACCAAATAAACGACGCATAAATTGTGCATTAATGCGTATTTTATTATTTTCGGTCGCCCATCCAGGAGTTCGAACCTGGTGCCACGCCTTGCCGTGGTGGGCATTGTGCTGTGGCTATCCTCACGAACCGCCAACAGCTAAACAAAAAATACTCAGATTATGATTATGCGTTCCCGCCGAAGAGGTCGAACCTTCGCGAAAGGCCGTGCCGGGCGCGGGATGGGGGAGGACTTATTGTTTGTAAACTTCAATGGTCTCTATTGCCTCGCAGTCAATGTAGCTATTGCAAGCCTTGCCCAACACCGAAATTATCTCCGTATCACTGTCATACCCGATGATGTCGTCCTCGCCGCTGTCGCCGTTCACGAAGCTGAAGCACACGTCATTGTTGTGTGTCTTGATTACTCCGTGCTGCTGATTGCTCTGAGCAGCCATCAATATCGTTTTCACTGTTTTGAATTTCATAATCTTCTGTCGTTTTTAAGGGTTCTTATAATATTCGTCTCGTACCACACTGCGGCCTGTGCCATCACGTCCTTCAAGTCTTCGATAATCTGCATGTGGTTCTGAGTGATGATGATATGCCGTTCCGGGTGTTGTCCGTCGTGGTCGCCGCTTGCCAGGTGGATGATGCAGAATGTGCGGTCGATGTCGTGATAGGCTACCATGCCTCGCTGTTTGAGAACTGCCACTGTGCGGTCGAAGTCTGCCGGAGTGGTCGGTATCACCTGCAACACGCTCCAGGGATATTCCTGAGCCGTGAGGAGTGTGTGTCCTTCCTGCTCACTAAGCAGGAAAGAGTGAATTGTGCTGGATGTTTTCATTTTTTCTGATTTTTCGCTAATACTGTTCTTACGCTATAATAAGGCGTGTTAAACGGATATTTCACTTCGTTAATGACGTACACCACCGTCGGCTCGTTCATACGCAATGTGTCGCGACACTCCACACGGCCATACATGCCGTGTACCATAAAATTCAGGGCGCACATCTTGCAAACAATAGGATCGCTATCTTGTGCCACATACTCGAAACGTCTGCCAGCTGAATGGTCCAGTTTGCTCTTCTCCATGTAGTGAGCCAGGAGCAAACGTCCGCTACCTGCTGCGCAGTCATTCACCCTGCCGTGGTCGCCGGCTCCCAGACCGCTGATCTGTGCCATAAGTTCCGACACGCTCTGAGGAGTGAAGAACTGGCCTGTCTTCGATGCTTTGCCGCGACTCAGATACATTTCTTCGTACAGTATGCCGAACACGTCAAGCCATTGGCCACGCTCCATCGCCGTTGCCACATCGTCGAGCCACTGGAAGGCTAATCCCGCAAAGTAGGGATTTTTATTTGTGCAGCTCAAGACGTGCTGGCTATATTCAACGGTGCCAGCTTTAAATGCCTCAATACTAAAGAACTCTATAAGGTAGTCGCAGAAGTCGCTCAGGGCCATTTCCAGCGGTCTGTGATGCTTGCTTGCCTGTTCGGTCAACACGTCGATATATTTCTTCTTGTCCATGATTTTCTCAAAATTTTATGTGTTCTATAATAGGGGCTGCCCTGCTGCCAGGTGCAGCCCGTGATGTTGATTTAATAGCCCTTCCAGAAGTAAGAGTGATGGCTATACTGGCTTAATGCCTTCTCCTTTGCAAACTCGCGGATCTCGTAGTCGTAGCCTTCCATTTCTTTCATTATCGCCTCCGCTTTTCGTGCCAGCTTCAGATATGCCGCATACTTCCTTTTTGATGCCTTGAGGTTCTCAATCTTCTCCAGACGGTCGTTTTTATAGTGCTCTATAACGACAACGGCTTTTTCTGCCTCCAAACGGTCGCCTGTGTCCCATTGCCATACGTTCGGATTCACGTCCTTCTTCTTGCCGGTGTAACGGTTGATGCCGTGGCTCCAGTCGGCGGACAATGAGACGTTAGGGCGATATTCTACAATTTGACAATAGTCGTAACAATTCAGCTCGAAGCGGTATTCTCCAAACGAACTATAAAAGCCCGTAGCTTCATGTATGGCATCATGAAAGCGTTTATTCAGCACTTTTCCATCGAACTTTCGACACACCTGAATAAGTCCGTCCAGGGCCTTAATTTCGAGCTGTCGGCGCTCTATTAATGCGTCAACGTGTTTGCCGTACTCCTTCACCTCGTTGGTCTTCTTGTCGGCTTCAAACTTCTTCGCGGCCGCCATAAAATCATCCTCCGTGCCGATGCTGTAGGCTTCTTCCTTCCATCCTTTTTCACGGCTCAACTGGTGATACAGGTCTATATACTTTTGTGCGTCCTCTTTGGTTGCGAAATGGCGTACCATCTCCATGCTTTCAGACTTCCACAGCCACACCTCGCCATCGTTGCAAATAAGATTTTTTGCTTCAACAAATATCTGGTTCATAATATTCTCAATTTTAGATGATTTAGTAAGACAATACGATGCGGTAATACTCCGTTTGGCCATCCTCCGGAATGTTGGCAATACACAGATCGCCCGTGGGAGCCTCGTAAATATAAGAGCTGCCTATAATATCGTACACCGTAAACTCGCCTCGCTGCTGGCTGTGTTCGCCGCTGTTTGCTATACATGTGATGCCGTTGTGATAGCCTCCAGCCGGTGCCGGAAAGTCCCCGGCTACCATCCTGTCCTGAAGGAAGCGCGACGAGTGGAGGTCCGCCTCCTTGCTTGTCAGTTTCAGGGCCTGTGCCAGGAGGCGCTTAGCCTCGCTCCATCGTGCATCGTTGAACATGTCTCGACGCTGGGGAAAATACTTCTCGTCGTTGGTAACGTTGAATAATACTATCTGTGCCATAATTATATAAAGTCTTAAAAGTTGGTGATATTTTTATCTGCCTATAATAAGGCGTTTATCAATACTCGATGCAGAGCAAAATTGCCACTACTACTGCAATGATGTTGTAGCCGACGAACTGCCAGCCGGTGCACTGGATGGGGTCGCCATCCTCGCCATAAAAGCTGTGCTGAGTCCGGAGCCACTGACGGGACGTTTTAAGGGCCGTCAGAACGTTTTTAACTGTGCGGGTGACGAGCAATACGACGATGGCAAATAAAGCCGTCAGAAGGGCACGTGTGCCCGCTGTGCGTGATATTGTGATAGTTGGTGCCATGATGATATGATTTAAGCGGTTTTCTTATTCTGTTCTTCTACTTCCTGCCACAGGCGCTTACCGATTTTGCTGTAGCCGGCCTCGCCGTTAAAAGCCAGGAACGTGCAATACATTTCCTCGTCGCAATACATTGAGAATGCAAGCTCAGCCTCATTTTTCAAGTCGTCTATAATAGCCTCGATTTTGCGGATGACGTGCGCAGCGTGAATCTTGCTGAGTCCTTTGTTGTCGTACCAGTTGTCGCGGATCACGTCGTCGGCCTCCAGCTCGTCGTGCTCATACTCGAAAGTCTCGTGCCATCCTTCTATCATGCCGCTAACCTCTACTTTTGCGGACCAGTCAAAAGTAGCTGCCTCGTAATAGCCGGACGTGCAACCGGCTTGCATGGTAACATATACCTCAGTGTCGCCAAAACAGATGGTTTTAGTCTTCTCTGAAAAAAGAGTTGTAGGGTAGCTGCGGTCCCCGTCATACTCCTCTATATCGTGCCAGCCCTTCGCCTTCAATTCGCCGGCCACGTTGGCCTTGTCGGCTACATAATTAGCCTCTGTGTCCAGTTCGTCATACTTACCCAAAAGGTCCTGATCCAGCTCACACTCGTCGATATCCTCCTGTGTATAATAAACAGGCATACCAAAAACGAAAAATCGTGAAGCGTTCTTTAATGCAAAATTCGGTGTACTCATAATCTATAAAGTATTTTTAATGTTGTAATTTTATATGTTATTTATAATAGGAGAGGCCGGAGCCTCCCCGGTATGGTTAGGCGCAGCGCATGAAGTCGTCCAGATAATAACGCGTTCCGTATATTGTAAAATACGGACGGCATTCAGCTTCAGGATCACGCGGGCAAGTATATTTGATGCGCTGCCATCGTTGTGCCGTGTGCTCGTTTCTGCTGGTGCAGTCGCGCCACAATACCCCTTCCCCGCCATCGTCTATAACGATGCAATAACCGCCATAATTGTTTGTCTGAAGGAAAGCGCAGCCAAACTTTGAAAGCTCGTCGAACTCCTGTTTTTTAGTGATACGTGCCATAATCTATAAGCTGAATTTACGGTTGCCACCCGATCTAAATTGTTATTTGTTTCTTGTTTACAGTTGCAAAGGTACTACATATAATTGTAATAACCAAATTTTTCAATTAAAAAAGTTATCATATATATTTGTTTTAACGTTTATATACAATTGTATGTATTTATAATATGTATTATTTACATTTGTTTACAATTCCCTAATCTCTGTGATATGCTATAAAGTCTATAACGAGCTGCCAGGAGTGTTGCACCGCTGCAAAAACTCTAAAATCTGTGATTTACTATAAGTGTATAACGTAACAAAGTGGTCACCAGGACGGGCGCAAATGGCACACGGGCGTAATACTCCATCCGTGCCAACATGGAGGCACCAGCGGGCGCAAATGACACACGGGCGTAATACTCCATCCGTGCCAACATG